TCTGTAAAATTAATACCTCTATCCTGTTTTTAGGCATTTCTTCATATAAGTCCATTCTATCTAAAACCCAGCATAATGTTTTTATCTTCAGTCTTAATCTTTTAACTTCTCTACAACTCCCTTGTTTTAAATACTCACATAGATAATCTATAGCTGTATCTTTTAATTTCTCATAAATTTCTAACTCATCTCTCATTCAATTTCATCTCCTGATAATTTTACTAAATCAAATAAATTTTCTACTCTATATTTATTCATATATATTATATAATAGCCTGAATTTCTAGATAATCTTTTATTATCAATCAATACGTAATCATTTCTTACTGTAATAGTATGTCTTAAATCAGTAAATGTTACATACTGAATATCTAAATATTCTTTAGACACTATTAAATATATTTTTTTACCCTCTTTTATATCAATTAATGAGTATTTTGTTTCATTATTGATATTTGATATGCTTTTTACAATGTAATCATTTCCCCAATCAATATTTACAATATCATTTAATTGTAAATCCCGATATTGCTGTATCATATTGAAAAAAGTGCATTGTTTTAGTAATCGCTTCCCTTTAACTCTCATACTATCAACCCGCTTCTCTTTAATACACCTTCAATCTCTTTTGATATAGTTCTATATTTTTCAACTATCCTGAAATATTTATCTATATCAACCCTTATCAACTTCTGTGGATAAAACTTAACTTTTCTATTTTTTACATCTACACAAAACATCAGAAATAAATCATCATAGTCATTCCTTCTGTAATTTATGTAAATATCTGTATTTGTAACCCCTTTTGATGAAATTCTGTAATATGTTTCATTCTCAATCACAACTTCACTAGGTAAATCTTCTTCTAATTTTTCTTTAATTTCTTTCACTCTTTTATTCAACATTTTTATTCCTCCTAAATTTTAATTATTTTTATTATTACTTTCATTTAATAACTTTAAACTTTTCCAGCCAACATAATCATTACCTAAAATTTTATTACTGTTTTCAACAGACAACACTTTAATATCTTTTAATTCTTCATTACCGATAAAGTTTTCTAACAGTATGTAGTCCCACCACTCACTACCGTCATATTCCCCACGTATCATTCTAAAATCTTTACCTTCAATAATTAAATCTTCAGCAATTTCAACTGCACCATAACCATTATCATAGTTTGTTTCTTTAGCTAATTTTTTAAATAAATCTTTATCTATATAACCATCTTCTGTTCCTACTCTTATTACATCTTCCCAAGAATTACCTTCATTTTCTAAAACTTCAATAGTTTCTTTCCATAAATTTACTAAATCTTTCACTTTAATTACCTCCAATATTTTTTAATAGTTTATGTTTTATAGACTTTAACATCTGTCTAATTTATTAATATTGTTTTAATTCTGAAATTACATCTACTTCATCATCAGGGTTAATTACTATAAAATTATAAATATTAATATTATCATTTCTATAAATTATATTTCCTTCTCTATCATATTCATAAGTCATAATTAATATCCTTTTTCTAGGTAATTTATTATAATTTTCTACAATATCTGAATATATTGCATATTTTATATTTTTATATTCTATCATTATTTCAATATATTCATAATCTATTTTAGAATTTAAAATATTTTTAACAACTTCTGAAAATAATTTTTTCATTTCAAAACACCTCCTTTAATTCTTTGTCCCCTTCCTGTAATACTTTTGTTTTATAAACCATTGATAATCTATTCTGATTATCTTTTAATACCTTGAATGTTTCCCCTTGAAATATTGTATATCTATTGCTGTCAGAAAAATCATACACCCTTTGTACTATTTCTCCAGTAATATCTTCAAACTTCTCTGATATTTTTCTATCTCTTTCAATATCAACTATAAAAAAGTCAATATCTTTTATTTTCTTTAAAACATCGTATAAAAATTTATTTTCATTTTTATTAAGGTACTCTCTCACTATTGATTGCACCATTTTATTTATTTTGTTTTCACTCAGTAAAGATAATTTATCCCATTCATTTTCGTTAAGTGTTATTGATTTACTTATTGCTTTTTTCATTTTATCTCTCTCCTTTTATATTTTTTGTAATATATACTAATTTATTAAAATCTTTATAAATTGCAACAGTATAGTCAAGATAATTACGTCTATCAAGATTCATTTCACATATTGAAATTTTATAAATGTCCCCTCTAACATTATCACTAATATTATAGGTGGTGAAAAATTCATTATATTCAAAATTCTTATTTAACTTTTTTAAAATGTACTTTAAATTTTTAAAATTTTTTCTAGTTTCAATGCTTTCAAATATATTTACATATAATTTAATTAAATCTCCTAAACTATTCATTAATATACCCCTTATAATTATTTTTATTTATACACTTTTTCATAAGTGTTTTTAAAAATGATAACATTCTTGATTCTTTCATTGCCCTTCTTCCTAATTTTTGATAACCTTTTTTATTGTAAATTCTCTCAATTCCTCTTTCTGAAAATATTGTTGCCGTAAAATTATTTAATTCGATTTCAGCATAATCAAGTCGATTATCTGTTTTTGAAGTTCTTACAACTGAAAAATCTATAATATCTTCATAATCTTTTTCTATAATATCTGTTCCATATTTTCTATTAAATTTTTTACAATTTAACTCAAATATATTATTTAAAATTTCTATTAATTTATCTGTATCTAAATTATTATATTTTCTAATCATAATTAATCTCCTAAATATTTTTTTTACAATTTATCATAACATAAATTGAATTAGATGTCAACAACCTTTTTACATTTTTTTCATTGATATACTGTAAATGAAATAACCACAAAACATAAACAGTATATCAATTAACTTCTAGTTGTGTTAATCCCTCTAACACTAAGGCATATCCAACAAATCCTCTCATTTACATTGAATAGTTTGGTCTTGCGACACAGGTAATTCATTCCTTATCTTGTATTATAATAGGTAGCCAACCCTATAATACAACAGGCATTCACAAAAAAACTAATAATTATTTCCAATTAATCATCAATCCACCTAAACATTTATTTATCAGAAAACAGTTCTACTGAGCTGGATATGTAACTGTTCAAATTTCTTCTCTGTAAATGTAAAGGTTGCTTCACTTTACCTTTTCTATTACTACTATCACTCTTCTCACTTACAAAATTATTATACCATATTACTTTTAAAAAGTCAACAACTTTTTTAAAAATTTTCAATTATTTTTTTCAACAATAAAAAAGACTAGATATTAAAGGTATCTAGTCTAAAACTTAATTTTTCAAGGTAGGTTATTCTCTTACATCTTTACACTCCACGTATAATGTTTTACATATATGGTTTCTTCCCACAAAACCAAAACATCAAACCCTTTAAATTTAATATATAATCAGCCTTGTCATAAAAGTAAACTCCAAACTACTTTACTTATCAAGTTTTTATTTTATAATTAAGTATATCATAATTATTTATTTTTGTCAAATAATTTTTTCAATTTCCTTTTTTCATTTCTACTCATTTTATAATGTAACTTACCGCTTTCAATTTTCCATTGATTAATGAGTTTTATTAACTTATTATAATCAATTTTACTTAATACAGGTAAACATTTATTATCACAAAATATTTTAAATTTTTTATAACCTTTTAGCCATTCATTATATAATAAATGTATATGATTAGAACTGTAAGGTACTAATTTATATATTTCATCTTCCAAATCTTTCCTTTTACCATTCTGTCTATGAATTACAGAAGATAGGTGGCTGTACTTATACCCTGTTTCACAGTCTTGGTATTTGTCTGTATCTTTATTTAATCTATATGGAGAAAAACCTAATAATTTATTATTATAACCTCTTTCAAGATTATAAATACTTACATTGTTTCTACTATGTCTTATTACTTTATGTAACATTCTTCTTTCTATATCTTTTCTTTCTTCTAACACCTTATTCATAATATACATCCCCTAATTTATATAATCATATTCTTTTAATTTTTTAATTATAGTATCTCTATCAAAAACATTCAATAAATCCATTACTTCATCTAATGTTTCATCTTCAAATTCTCTTGCTTTATTAAATACCTTAATCTGTTCATCTTCACTCATATTTTCAGAATAATTAGATTTAATTCTATTAATATTTCTATTTATATATTTACCTAAAAAATATTCTAAATATTCATCATTAGGATTAAATATATAAATTTCTTCAAAATATTCTGTAATTTCACCCATTAAATCAATTCTAGTGTATTCATTTATATAATTTAATAATTCTTGCATATCATTGATTTCAACTAAACCCTTTTCTAATAGTTCAGTAACGTCGGGACACTTATTTCCTAAATCTTCTACTGTCGCTTTTCTTAATTTCATATTTTATCACTCCTTAACTTATTATATTAATAGTATATCATATTATCTCTGTTTTGTCAATAAAAAAGAGAATAAAAATTATTTATTCTCTGCAATATTTTTAATTTTTCTTTTAAGGCTATTTTTTCTCATATTTTCACTAATTTTTTTATTTCTGTCTGAATAATCCTTTATTTCATCTTTTTTATAATTATTCAAATATTCAAGTATTTTACTTAATTTAACTACATTTCCTTTATAATTTAATGAATTTGAGTAACATTCTAAATTATTTCTTAAACAGTATTCAGCAATACTACCATTAACACTATGAATATCTAATACTATATTTTCATCAGTAATCTTCATAAGGCTAGTTTCAATCAACTCTTTAACAATTTCTTTAGAATAATCTTTATCTTTTACTTTAACAGGACTTGAATTATTTATTAAATTTGTCTGACTTCTCTTTGATAATTTCCTATCTCTTTCTTTAATATTATGAGATGTAAAAAATAATACATATTTCAACTGTTTTTGATATAATTTAAAAAACTTATCATATTTATATTCTATTTTGTAACTTAATATATTCCTTAACTTGAATCCTGCATTACTCATTTCCAGTATATCTTTTTGTAAACTATCTATCTCTGAAAATATATAGACAAATGTATCATAGGTGCATATATCAAGTAATCGCTTCAATATATTTTGATATTCTAGGTATTTAAGTTTTGAAATCATATCCTTTTGTTTTATATCTAATATTTTTCCAAAAATTACAGTTGGGTTTTTGTTGGACTTTTCAAGATAAGATATAGTTTCATTCAAGTCATCTCTAAAAATGTAAGTATTTCTAAACTGTTTCATTTATATAATACCCAAATTTTCTAATTTTTCTATGATAAATTTTCTATCCTTTTCAGTCCATTTAAGATTATGTACTGTTTTTTCATCAGTTATCAAGACTGTTTCATATTGACAATACCCCTTATCAGCATACTGTGAATAGATATACCACTGTTTACCTCTTTTATATATTATTTTTAAATCATTTAATATCTTATTTAACTTGACACCACTCAAACCTAAGTCTTTTCCAATAGTAGATATTGTCATAAGTCCTTCAGATTTCAATACTTTATCGTGATATTCTTCTTTTATTTCTAAAGGCTTAATATATTCAACTTGATATTGGTTAAGTGCCACCATTCTATCCAACTCTGTATCAGCATTAATAATATTTAGTTTTAATAAATCTCTTCTTGATACTTCATTTCTATTCTCTTTTATTGATTCTCTCATCTCAAAATACTTATCAACAAATTCATCATAGATTTCCCAAGCTAAATCATCATCTAATAATTTTAATAACTTACTATAACCTCTTTCAGATAATAAATATATACTCCCATTTTTACCTCTATATGAATTTATAGTCTGTTGTGAAATATTAAAAGTTTTTAGTTCGGTATCGTTTAAACCGATACCTAATAAATCAATAATGTCTACATTATCTTTAAATTTATTTCTGTTATTATTTATTAATTCATTAATGTGAAATATTTTTCTATTATGTATATTAGCAATATCTTTAGCTAATATAGATTTCTTACCTTTCCCAAAACCTCCTTTTATTCCTGTAAATTCAAATTTACCGATTTTAATTGTTCCTAATAATTTAAATTGTTTCATTTTATATTCTCCTTCTAATATTTTATTTAAGTTAATTACTTAACTTATATTAAAAGTATATCATATATTTTTATATCTGTCAAATAATTTTTTATATAAAAAAGGATAGCCTTTTATTGACTATCCTTAAAGAATTGTGAATTGATGATTTTTTATAAATCATTTAAATTTTAATTTTACAAAGTGGATATTTTTACAGAAAAACAATATATAGTTTAAATTTATTTTTAGAAAGATTAAGAATTTTTTTTACTAATTTTATCCACTCCTGAAAGTTTTCAATTAGCTAGCTATCAAACTTCATTAATATTTTATCATATTTATTTTTATTTGTCAACTAAAATTTTTAAATTATTTTTACCCACCATATTCAAAATTTTTTTTTGATAATTTATATGCAAATTCATCTCTTACATCCCAAGAAATTTCATCTTTTAATCTTTCCATAATAATATCATAAGGTTCATCATCTAAATTACTATCAAAACCAATAACAAGATTTCCATCAAACCAATCCCCTTCTTCTTCTAAAATTTTTTTAGTTTTTGGGTAACTCTTAATAAAATTTTCAATTAATTCTTTTTTGTAAATATAAACTCCATAACTCATTTTTTTTTCTACTTCCTTTCTTATTTATTTACAAAATAATTATACTATATAAATTACAATTAAACTTAAATTCATTAAAAAAGAATAGTATAAAAAATATACTATTCTTTAAATTATTATTCTTAAACTAACTATATCTTATTCAAATATTTTTTTTATATTATCATTCATTCTATTTTCAAAATGTTCAAAATGTATTTCTACATTCCTTTTAGCAACTTGATATAATTCGTGTTCTTCTTGTCCATATTTTGATAAATCTTCAAGTAATGCTAACATTAATGATAATGTAACATCAAGTTCTTTACAAAGTAGTTCCATATATAATTTTAATGTACTTTTATCTACATAATCTTTCAGTTGAAAATAAATAGATTGTTTTTTATCTTCAAATTTTACCTCTAATTCATTTTTTATTACGTGCCAATTTTTCTGTATATTATTTCTTTCAATATAATTTATTATTAATGTTTGTAAAGTCCATCTAGTTTTATTATTTTTTAATATTAAATGCTCTTCAAGACCTTTACCTACTAATAAATTTTTATTTGATTTTTCAAAATATTTTCTTAATTCAATCACCATTAATGTATTTTCCCTTAAATAAGGTATTCCATATCTCCATATACCTATTAAAACACTGGTCATAAAAACTATACTTAAACCGTGATTTTCAACAAAAATAAATAAATCTCTCGAAAATTGCATAAGATGTAACTCCTTTTATATTTATTTTTTGTTATTCTGTTCTTTTAATTTTCTTTTTGTTAGGTATCTTTCAATTTTAGTTGCTATTTCTTCACTATTTATCAAATAATCAACTAATGGTTTAATTGGTGTTGGTGTTATACTTAGTATTTTAATTTCTATAAACGATACAGCTTTTACTAACTTTTCTTTATTAGTATTTTCTGTCAATTTATCTGCAAACTCAACTCCATAAGGCACTAACTTCTTTATTTTTGAATTTACAAATACTTTACTTCCTAAATAAATTACTCCATAAATTATCACTAAACTAAATAATGTAATTAAAATTTCATTTGTCATTTTATTTCTCCTTAAATTTATTTACTAAAATATGTATCAATAGCTTTTGATACAGCTTCAATGTAATCATTTTTCTTTTCTTTTCCTATTCTTAAATCATTGTCATTATCAATAAAGAATGGCTCTATCAATACAGTTATTCCATTTGTCTTACCTAATAAATAAGCTCCTCTATCTCCTATATTAATAGGTTTTAAGCCTCTATTATGTAAATTTAATGAGTTAATAACTTCATTTAATATATCTTGTGCTAATACTTTACCTTTTTTGCTTGAATGCCAATATAATACTTCTGTACCTGTTGCTTTTCCGTCATAAGCATTACAATGAAAGGATATTAAAATATCATATTTTAACCTATTCAAATATCCAACATTTTCTACTTTACCGTATCCTCTATTATATACATCTACAATATAGTTTTTTTTATCTAATACTTCTTTTAATTTATGTACTAAGTCTGTATTATAACCAAGTTCAGTATCTTTTGTATTATTATTTACAGCACCACAATCATTCCCACCGTGTCCTATAATAAGACAAATTCTTTTTTTATTCATATTTTTCTCCTTTTCTTTATTAATTGAATTTTCAATATTATAAATACTGTTATTAGTTAAATATGTATTAATATAATTTTCTTTTTTATCAACTCTATTTAACCAACCCTGTAAAAAAACCTTTTGTGATGGTCTATGTTCCACAATTCTTTTATAGAATGTTCTTTGCTTATCTGCATATACTTTTAAAAATACATCAGTATTTACAGTAGCAAGAGCTTTCAATGTCTCATTACCTATTTTACCATCAGTAGCTATATCAAATTCTAAATCATTTAATACTTGTTGTGCTTTTATGATAGCCCAATAACCACTATTTACATACCAATCAAATATTGAAAATTTTATTCTATCATCTGAAATATCACATATTTTAGGTTTATTGTAATACTTTTCTAAATAAATTTCTTTAGCTTTTGATTGTGTCAAATCTCTCATATTTCCTGTATATCCACATTCTCTAGCTCTTTCCTTTGTTATACCCCAATTAGTTTCCCCTCCTGTATCATTTTTATCATTGGTATAACCACCTTCAACTGATAAAATATAATTAAATAAATGATTAAATATATCCATAAATACCTCCTTCTAATATTAATAATATATTAAAATTAATTTTTTATAAAGTAAAAAATTCATTAACATCTAATTTTTGTAACTGTTCTATACTATATCTATCCATTCCTGTTAAAGCTGTTTGCTCATTTACATCTGATATTTCTATAATATCCTGTATTTTAGTCATTAAAGTTTTAAGTTCATTAATTTCTAAAGTAATAAATTCTATATTCCCTAAGTCATTTATAACTTTTATTTTTTCAACTTTATTCTGATTCAATATACTCATTAAAGATAATTTAGTAAATAAATTCTCTCTATCATAAACAGTATTCTTAAAAATATATTTTTTACTATTATTTTCAATTTCTATTTTTTGATTTATAAATTTATTTTTAGCTATAATTAAATCATTTATTAATGTGTTTTTTAATTCTTCTCTTTTTTTATTTTTTAAATTCTCATCCACTATCCATTTATTAATATTTTTATCCCATATACTCCATTCATTAGGTTTTTCAATAAATACTATTGTTTTATTTTCTTCATTTAAATATTCTCCATCATTTAAATTTAATTTACCATTCTTTATTAATTCATAATGTGTCATTTCTCTTATTTCATTATTATCAATGATAGGATTAATTAATTCATCCAATGAATATATCATAGTATTTTTATCATAAAATGGGTAAAATAATTTAGGATTTTCTTTAAATTTATCTAAAAATCTTACATCTGGCATTGCTATTACTTGTAAACTGTTTCTATCATAAATATATACTGTCATTATTTTCCTCCTAATTTTTAATTAATATATAATTCATATAAAGCTATTAATCTAGTCCCACTATTTGCTACATCAAAATAAGTTATATTAACATTATTTTCATTTATATTTATTTTAAAACCTTCTGAGTTTGTAAAGTTAGAAAATATTTGTGAAGCATACCAATCCCCATTAATTCTTGGAAACCATTTTATACTTGATAATTTACCATTTCCTAGTTGTGCATCTGCATTTATATGTACTCCTATTAAGAAAGTTTTTGGGTGTAATTGATGATTTCCTATATAATTTGCTTTATCAATATTAATTTTTTTTATATTTATTAAATTATCTATTCTATTACTAATAGGCTTATTACTTATTGGTCTAAATTTAGAATTATCTATATAAGTTAAATTATTTTCAACAATACATTCATAAAAATAATTATTTATACTGTCAAAATAAAATTTACCTTTTACCTTATTTCCAACATCTTCTATATTTCCATCATAAGCTAACCCTACTACTTTTTCAATCTGTTTTATTACATTATTATTAGTGGAATAATCAGATAGATTAACATTTATACCATTTAATAATAATTCATCTGTAATAAGTTTATTACTTTCAATCTCTGTACCTTTAATCTTTTGAGTAAAATCATTTGTAGTATTAAGTTTAGCAAAATTTGATGTATCTGTTATTACATTCTTACCTTCAACTTTTAATTCATTAGTTTCAATAGAATTTGATTTAATTTCTTTACCTGTTATCTTACCTGTAAAAAAATTATTCTCACTTAATTTTGCATAATCATTTAAATCATCTGTTTTAACAAATTTATTAAATTCAATTTTATCATTATTGAAATATAAATCAGTACCTTTTAAAGTAGTTGTATTATTTTCAGAACCAAATATTATATTGTTATTATCTTTCTTTATTATTTCAGTATTCTTTATCTTAAATGTATTAAAATCAGCAACTGTTCCACTCAATTTGTAATTTAATATATTTTCTTTATCTGTATATACTAAAGTTTGTGGTAACTCATTATTCCCTACTTCAACACCATTTAACATTAATTTACCTTTAGAAATTAAATTTATATCTTTATCAGTAACACCAATTGAAAACATACTATTATTACTTATAAATTCATTATTATCTATCTTATAAGTCCTTGAATTTACAACATTACTATTTAATTCATTCATATTTACATTTTTAAAATTATTATTATTTATAAATTCATTACTATCTTTTAATTTAGCATAATCTTTTAATTCTTTATTTAAATCATTTTGTGATACATTATCTTTTATTTTTTCGTCTATACTTTTATTAATATTTTTAATTTCTAAATCTAATTTTTCAGTAACTTTATCATTTATTTTAGTATCAATATTCCCAACTAACTCATTAATTTTATCATTTACATTATTTTTTATTATATCTTTTGAATTTTCTAAAAATTTTGTTTCAATTTTATCAATACTTGATTTTATTGAATTTTCAACTTTAGTATTTAATTCATCTTTTTTAACAAATTCAGTAGTATCTACTACTTCTCTTTGTTCTAATAACTCTATTTTATGAAGTAAATTAGATATTGAAGTTGTTAAGTTATTTACTGCATTATTTAAATCATTAGTTTTTACAATATCATTTAAAGATAATTTTATATCCTTTAATGCATTCTCTAATTCACCTTCATCTATATATTTATTTATATCTGTTTCTAATAAGTTTAACTTTTCTTTTATTTTATCTATATTAGTATTAATGTTTTCTAACTGTATATCACTAATATTCCCACCACTACTACCTTCAATAACTTTTGTAATATTATTTAATTGTTCTACAATGTTATTAAAATTAACAGTTTTTAATATTCCTTTCTCTTTTAAATTTAAAAACATTTAACCTCCTTTATTATAATTAAGCTAAATAAAACACTCCTTGAAAATGAAAAGGTTTGTGATTATCATCGTTATTAAAATATCCTCCCATCCGTATAACACTATAATCCCAATTTGATTGAGTTTCAATAAGCATATTATTATTAAACCACATTTGACTATAATCTAATGAAGTATTATAAAATTTAATTTTAACTGGGATTTTAAACAATGTTATACCACTATCTAATCCTAGTATATTACCATCTTTAAAATATCCACTTATTACACCTATTTTTCCTTGAGTAAACATAATACAATCTTTTACATAATTAGTTATATTATTATCATACTTCTTTAATTCATCAAAAGTATAAAATTTACTTTCTATATTACCTTGAGTTTTAAATTCAATATTATTAATATATAATTTACCATCACTTGATTGTAAATTAATCTTTTTTTCATTATTTCCTAAATTAATGCTTACACTATCATCTGAAATCACTGAATTATTATTTAATTTATATTGAACTGCATTAATAGGTTCTGTAAAAGTATTTGATTTATCAAGATATGCTATATTTTTAATATTTTTTAAACTATCGCTAAATCCTTGTAACTTTTCTTCAACAGTAGTATTAACAATATTTTTTATTTCTTTATCAGAATATAATTTTATATTTTCTCCATTAAATTTAAGATGTTCTGTAATAAAATTAATATCTTTTCCTTCGGTACCTACATTTATTAAATTATTAATATCATTTATATATTTATTTTTTGCTTCAATATTTCCAGTATTAATATTATTTATAGTTTCCACAATTACATCTTTTATTAATTTAATATTATTATTTAAATTATAAAATGTCTTATTATTTAATATTTCTCCCCATTTGTCTTTTTCTCCTTCAATTAAATTTTCATCCAATGTAGGAATAATTAAATTAGTATCTACTTTATTTAACTTTTTTAAATCTATCATATTTATCTCCTATAATTTAACTAATATTCTTCCACTTATGGTACTTATTGATATATCAATAATATCAAAATTATCACTAAACAATTTACTTGCATTTTCTATATAGAAAAAAGTATAAACATTTTCTTCTTTAAAAGTTTTTGATTCATAATCATATACTTTTGATTTGTTATATGCTCCACTTTTATTATATTTTACATATAATCTAGCTTCTTCTATAGTAACTATATTAATAAAGTCTCCTTCTCTGTAACTTAAATTGTCTATACATTTATTTATATCTCTCTTTTTAATTAACTCATTGTAATTATTAGCTCCATCTTTATCAAATCTTATATTTATATCATCATAAATATCTAATAATACTTTTCTTTCTTCCCCATAAACTTTTTCTACTTTAATATTAATTTTTAATTTAAAACCGTATATTTTAGGAAAAGGTATATTTTGTGTATCATCATTAAAAATTCTACTATATAATTCTTCATTTACACTACCTACATATGTATTAGGGATAAAAAAGTTATGTCCATAGGAATCTCCTGACCAAGTTATAAAAGTATATAATGGAACATCTCTCTTATAATAGTTACCATCATCGTTAATTTTACCATAATATGAATTAATAGGTATTTCACCATTAAAAACTTTAATATAATCTACGGAATCTATTTTTATAGCATTCGTTACTTCAGATTTATTAATTCTAATATTAGGTATAGAAATACTATTATTTATTGTTTCAGCTATTATTGGTAAACCATAACTACTTGAAATATCTGTATATCCTCCATTACTTCCACCACCACTGCTCTGTGTTGTCAATTTTAATAATCTTATCTGACGCATTTTTAAATTTATACATAATCTTTTATTTGAATTATATAAATTTTGAAATGTATTATCTTTAAATTCAATATGAAAATAAAAAAGTTTATTTGTAGTATCATACATTATTCTAAATTCTTTAATGTTACTACTTGTATCAAAAACTATATCATTATTTAAATATGAACTTATAGAATTTAAATCAAAATTACCGCTTTCGCTACTATAAAAAGCCTCATAATCTTTTTCATTACCATCACTTAATTCTTTTTCAATATAATAATTTCTACTACCTCTATCAATGCTAGTAGAAGTATCTCTTATATGGTCTACATACAACCTAAATTTAAATTTTAAACCACAAATATTTTTAATATTTATAAGTGTTTTACCTTTTTCAACATTTAATGCTTCTAACATCATATTATTAAATCTATCACTTTTAAAATATATAAAATTTGAATTTAAATTATTATTATACATATTTCCAACTACATTTTCTCCAGTAAGATTTTTAAGTGGATTTGAATTATAATCTAATATAGGTTTAGTATTATTATTGACTTCAATATTAAAACTCCATATAATATTATAAACATCAGTTTTATACTCCATAACTGAATTATTAAATATACTTTCTGAGTATAAATATTTATTTCCTTTTTCATTTGTTCTTATTGTTTGTTTTAAAGGATATTCAGCAATAAATACAGAATTATCATCTGAAGATGAGGAACCATTATTATTGGAACTATTCCCACCTTTTATCTCCTGTCCATTATATCTTAATATGTTATCTTTCCCTATTATATTAATACTTTTAGTAATATCTCCTACAACTATTGTATCATTATCTACAACACCTAATGAATTATTATCCAATTTTATTAATTTTGAATTAATACCTTTTTCAAAAGTATTTAATTCCTCAAAGGTATTTTCTTTTTTTTTATTAGCTAAATCAACTATATCTTTTTCTTTTATACCTGCTCCATTAGTTTTTATATCATTTACATCATTTTTTAAATTTTTTATATTCTCATCATTTTTACTGAAATAATTATCTATATAAGTAACAAATTTTGAAAATATATTTTTTACACTTAAAAAATTATTTTTTATAGTTAAAAAAGTATTATTATTTAGAAATCTTCCCCATTTATCTTCCTGTTCTTCTTGTAAATTTTTATCACTGTCATCTGCTGGAAGTTCTATGTTATTTTTTATATTATTTATCTCTTTTTTTATTTCTTCATCTACCAACTATATATCTCCTTCCATATAATATACTTTACTACTTATATAGTCATTTCTTTCGTGTAATCTTATAGGTTGAGAATACAAATTAAAATAATGTACTATTATATTTTCATAACCTCTTTTATAATTTAAGTTTCCTACTGGTCTAAACCCTAATGTCCCATATTTACCTCCAATATAAACTCCTCCACATATAAAGTTCTGTAAATAATGTGAATTTCCTGTTACATAGTGTCTTGCTATAATTTCTCCTCCTATAAATACATCTATTCCACAATTATTAGTTAATCCATTATTTTTACTTAAAAATTCAAGCATAAAAGAAAAAGCATATATACTTCCACTATATAAATGATTTTCAACTGTTGAATTATATTGATTGCCACTCCATCTTATAACACCATTATTTACATCTTGAAAGATAGGACGTACGTAACAATTAAATATTTGATATTGATTATTTCCTAAAGGATTACAAGCAAATATGTATGAACCATTGTTATAAAAACTTCCAAAAGAAAAACTATTTAAAGTCATATATGCTTTTTCATTCTCCCAAGCTATACCAGCTGTATAATCTCTTAAATTTGTATAATGTATTCCTCCTCCATTATATGTTATTTCTGCCCTTTTCCTATAAGTATTTATTTTTAGCCACACTCTAATACCTCGATTCTGATATAAAAAGATTTACTATACCCTCACAATTTTCCCATCTGCTTTGATATATTTCCATATAGTACCATAGTTGAGAATTTCCCTGATTTAACACATACATACCTGTACTATTGTAGGGTATGTTTGGAAGTGTAAAAGTGGACATATGGTGATTTGAAACATTATAAAATCTATTTACAAATTGTCCAGCATTATCTCCAAATATAATATAACCACTTGAATTTACAAAATTACTAGAATGTGTGATTGACCATCCAAATGTCTTACATCTTACATTTTCAAAATTTTGATAATTATGTGTTTCATAAGGATTTATCATAACTCCGTTAAATATATCATTACCTCTTTTAAAAGTAAGATATGAATTACTACATTGTACCCAACCTCTATAAACATAATTACCTAAATCTTCTACAACAGCTCTTATACCACTTACCCATTGCTGATTACTAAATACACTACCTACTTGAGCTACAACCATATAATTTCCAGATATAGAAGGGAAAAATGAATGTAAATCAACAATTTGTCCACTATAAGTGGACACTATCTTACTCTTCTGTACTGAGGCTATCTTATTCCAATATCCCATTTAATTTCCTTTCTTATATATATAATAAAAAATCAACTTCAATATCACCATTATAACATTTATATGTATCTAAAACATCTCCACCTTCATAACTTCTATTTTGTAAAATTAATTGAGTTGTACCATCATTTCTTGAAATCATAGATTTAACCATAACTTGTGCATATCCACCATTTCTATATCTTATAGTATATGTCCAATCAACATAAAGTGTAACTGTATATATTCTATTTTGAGCAAAATAAGTTCTAACTAACATCCAATACCCATTAGGGCGACCACTCATAATATTCAATAGTTCCACCACCTATAACAGTTCTTTTTCCGTTAGCTTCTACTGTTATAGTTTGCCCAGCTTCAACTCTACCATTAAATCTTGTATCAGAATTAAATATCGTATTTCCATCAATTTGAATTTTGTTACCTTGTATTCTAACACCTTCGGTACTAAGATTTATTCGAGCTACCACCTCATTTTTCTTTACAAAATCTCCTGTTATTTTATTTACCTGTAAATTTATTTGATTATTTACTTGAGTAAATCTAGTTTCAACTTCTCCTTTGTATCTATCTACATCATTTTTGAATCTATCAAACTCTGATTTTTTAACCATATTTCCACCAATAGTTCCTCCACTCACCATTTCAATACGATTAGCTTTTATAGATAACCCATAAAATGGGTCATAGCTTAAGAATCCGCCGTGTGAACCATCTCCTATATAAATTGAAGATGTCTTAAATCCTTTATCCTTACTACTACCCTCTGCTATAACATATACTACAATATCTCTTTTTGATATTTGACTTTCCAATTTAGTATTGGCAAGTTGTCTTTGTATAATCTGTAACCTGTATTTTTCTACACCTTTTTCATCATAACTAAATGGAGATACATATATATATTCATCTCCAACTCTTACAATTAAATATGTTTCATACAATGTGTTTTTAAATAAACTTTCTTTATAATTTATCTTATGTTCTCCTCTAAGTTCTACATCAATTAAAGGGTCATCACTTGTTTCAAGTGAATATAATCTAAATTTATCTACTGGAATTATCTTACCTATTATCTTACCTAACCTCTCATCAAAAAACTCAACTCTATCTGCATACTGTTTTATATTATTATTTTCTTGTTGTATTCCACTATGATTAAATGTAGGGTCTGTTAAAGGGTTAAATTTTTCTGTTTGTGAATAATTTAAATCTAATAAATCATATTTTTTATTATATAAATTAAGTAAAGTGTATTCTATTTTTCTTTGATTATCAAAAGTAACTGATTTACCTACAATTAAAAATAAACTGTTAGTATTTATGCCTGTAACAGTTTCATCACTTACTGTAACTAAATCATATAACTCTAATTCTAATCTTTTTAATGTATTGACTGGAATAACATATTTAATACTTTCAGTATCTATACCTTTATAGGCATTAAATACATAACTTAACAAATTTCTAATATATTTTTCATTAAATATTGTTTCTGATATGTTGAATTGTTTTTTACCATCATATAATTTTACACTTTCACTATCATAATGATAAAAATTATTTGTCTCTTGTACGATAGGATTTAACTTTATATAATAATTTTGTATATACACAATATCTTTTACACTTATTTTAGCATACTCTATATTTGTAAAAAGTGGATTATTAAAATGTAATAAAGTATCATTATTGTATGTAGTGCTTGCTACACATCTTATCTCTATACCACCAGCTCTCATTTCATTAAATTTAAGTTTTTCGTGAGCTGTTGCTTCAGGCAATGTTCTTACAGGAAATAATATGTCATTAGGTTCTAATAATATATTTGTAGTTTTTTGTGTGCTTCTTAATGCTAAATCCCCTATAATTTCATTCTTTCCTGTTTCAAATGATATTTTAGGTAAATCTTTAAGATATACAGTTGGTTTTAAAGTATTTATAAATTTACTTACAACTTCTGTATCTGTATTGTTGGGTGTGGTTATTTCTAAATCAAACCCACTATTATTAAATGTATCATATATAGGTAAACCTACTGAATTTCCACCTGTATATGATAATCTAGTTGCATTGACAAATACATCTAAACCTTTCTGACTCTGCTCCCATTCTTTTTCATATAGTAAATGAGTTCCACCAGTCCATTTTCCTACAATTTTATCAACTCCTTCATACTGTCCTGTATATTCTAAATTTTTTAAGTTCTGTGGACTTCCAAATTGTAATGTTAAAGTTTTATTAAGATTTATATGTTCTGTACCGTCATCTTCCAATACTATAGGACTTACTGGAATTTCAAGATTGTTAGTTATAGCACTTTTATTACTTGCTTGTGTTTTACTTAATGCAAATACAGTTGGTAAATTCCCTTGTACATAATATAATGTATAATTCCTTGCCAATGAAAATCCTAAATCCCATAACCATTTACCTTTACCAAATTCAAGTAATCCTGTGTCATTTAATATTTCAATAGGTACAAAAGTAACTTGACTGCCTTTAATATCTACCGGACTACAAATAAATTCTAACCCTGTTTGTGTATCTTTTATTATACACACACTAGGTTTACCATAAACATCTAAGCTAACCTTACTTGCTACAAAATCATCTGTAACAGTAAACTCTTTAATTAAATAATTATTTTCTTTCTTTTCCAATAATTTTGGTATTATTATTGGTTTATTGTATTTATAGTTATATCCGTGTTCTAAATCATAGTAGGGAAATGCACGTTTATATTTTATATTTCCATAATTAAAAACTAATTGACTGTCATCACTTATTGATATATCTGTTAAGTTTCTAACATCATCTAATACTATATCGCTTCTTAATGAAGTATTGTCTAATGCTTCACAAAATACATATAAATGTCCTCTAGGTGTAAATGTAATCCTTATACCATTTTCACTTAATACACCTATTACATCTTTATACTGTGAATAGTTTCCTAACGCTATATTCTGGATTACTGGATATTTATTTTCATCAATAAATTTGAAATAAATTTTTTCCTTTGGTATTTCAAGCAACTGATTTAAGAAATCTCTTAATCCAATATCTCTTTTAAATTTTTTCCATTTTAAATCTTTTTCCCAGTAACTTCCTAATTGGTCTACAATTTGTAAAGTTATCTGTCTACTATCACTTAAAGTCTTGCTAAATGACACTTTTTTTAGGTAACCTCTGAATGTCAATATAACATTATCATTATACCCTTCAAATATAAATACTTTTGTCTTATATAATGAATAATTATATTTTCCTATTGCTTTTGATAACATATTCCATTTCTTTATATTATCTAATATTCTAACATAGCCGTTTCCAAAAGTTACATTAAATGGATTATTCATAACATCCATTTTACTGTTATATTGATAATTTGTAACTTTCATTGTAAACTCTTCAACAGAAAATACACCATCTCCTACCAATAAATTGGTTAATGGTGTCTGATTATATGCTCTTATTACTTCTAACTCTGTTTTTCTGTCTGTCTGATTAGTTCTTGAATTGACTACCTTGACTACTTCCGTACCCACGACTAGCAACTGATTTGGTTCGATATATGGATAATAACCTTTAATAACCAAGTTATTAGAGGAGGTTATATCCACAAGAAATGTATCAATATTTAAGTCCCTGTTCTGTTTTATGTTGTTTACATAAATCCTGAAGGCTTCTGTATTAGTACCTTCATAAGTTTCTAAACTCTTCTTTCCATACGTCTTTAACAAATTACAACCTCCTCATTTAACTTATTTTTATCTTAAAAACTCTAGTCTAACTAACTCATTTTCAATATCAGTTTCATAGAGTTTTACATATATATTGTATAATTTGTCAATAAATCCAAACAGTTCCGCATACTTAAATGTAGATACTTGTTTAGATTTCTGTAATGTTTTATTATAGTTTTCACATCTTACTTTTAAATTTATATGATATTCTTCTGTAAAACATCTATACAACTCGTTCCAACGTTCCCTGATATTCTTAACATCTTTCTTAATTATTCTTTGGATTATATCCCTCTTGTCATATAATGTAATACTATCTGTTAGACCATCTATCACATCTTGTTTATGAGAAATAGTTGTATCTTTTATCTCAATTTCTTCTTTCTGTTTTTCATTCTCTAACTCTAACGGTTTCACATAATTAGTTTCATAATCACTAATAGCAGCAGCCTTTTCAACTTCTGATGTTGATTTCATAATTTTTAATAAATATTTATCTTTTTCTGTTATTCCATAAGTCCCAGTTTTTCTAATCTGTGGAAGTATATCATTAGCAACTTTCAACTGAAAATTTTTAGCTATTTCATTCTTACCTCGCATAGCTAATAAGTAAAATACATTTTCAGGTATATATTCAGGTAAATTTTCTTTTTTCGGACTTCATAAATCCGAACTCATTCAACCATTTAACTATATTTTGTTTATGTACTCTTTCATATACTATCCCATTTTTAACATCTCTTTTAACAAAACCTAATCCCCTTGCCACATCTTCTAAATTAAGATAAATAAATCCATCTCCTCCGATGTAACCTTTTACATTTTCAATAGTAATAATGTCTTTTCTCATATCACTTCTCCTATATTGTATATTATTCCAGTAACTTCTTAATTACTGATAATATATCATAACATATTTTGTAGTGAAAGTCAATATCTAATATTATTTAAAATGTTCCCTTCAAATTGTAAACTTAAACTTACTTCATTCTCATTTTCATCTTGATAGTCTAACGTATCTCCTACAAATGCTACTCTGTAAAAATTATCTCCTACTTCTGTTTCAATATCTAATACACCATTTAACAATATATTCTCTAATATTGGTATATCAGATTTATTCATTTTTATTACTGAAATATTAACAACTCTGTATACACCATTGTTAAAAGTATAACCAGCTCCAGCTAATGTCCTTACTTTTTGTGAATTATGTACTTTAGTTGTATATGTGAGTTTTCCCTCAAAAGTAATATTTCTAGTAGTTTCGTTTGATATAGTTATCAGCATATGTACCCCCTAAATAAAACATAACTCATAATATTTATAACCATTGTCCGCAACTTTTGATATATACTGCAATTCTCTATCCCCATTTACTATATACTCTATTATATTTAAATCATCATTATATTGTTTACTATAATCTTCATTTGTTTTACAATTATTTACAATAAGTATTTCCCCATTTAATGTATTATATATAATAAATCTAAATCTAATACTTTTATTCATTATACCTGTAAATGTTAGATTTCCCCCGCCATATAGTCCGCTTCCATAAAGACCACTACCATAACTTCCTGTTTGTTCGTGTTCTGATATGTTCCTTACAGCAATAGTCATCTCTGTTCTAAAATTCTTAGCTTTTTTATGTATAGCTTTATTATTCATAACTGAATTTATTTCAAAATTATCATAATTTCCTCTTTTAAATTCAAATCTATTCATAATATATGAGATGTCAAAATAGGTATCTGCAACAACTTTTATTGGGTCATTCTTATCAAATATAGAATGGTCTATATGCTCTACTATAAATTCAACATCATTAATATTTTTTACTTTTTTAGCCAATACAACTTGAATATTATTTATATATTGATAATCGAGTATATTAGCACCTATACTTATTTTTTTCAATACACCATCAAATGTAAAATTTTCCAACTTTTTCCCATTAAATTTTACTTCCAATACTTCATAATCATCCCCATATACATCGTTATCTTCAAACATATATTCTAATGTTTTTTCTTGACTTAACATATCTAATACTTTATATTCTTTGTATACATAAATTTTATTATTTTTATCTAAAGGTATAAGTAAATCTAAATTATCTTTTTTATCTTGAATTATGTAAACTTTTTTTCCCTGTTTTAATACTACATTTTTGAATGGACTATTTAATAAAATATTTTTAACATAAATAACATTTTCAAAATGATTAATATATAAATCTTCTGTATTATTTACTTTACTTAAAAATATTGTATCTTTTATAGTATCAAATTCATTAGTAATTCTTCTAGTTTTGTAATCTATAAGATAAAATCTTAAATCTTTAATTGTACTTACACTACTATTTATTATTTTCATTATTCTTTAATATTCCTTTCAACATAATTTAAAAGTAGGTATTTCAACCTACTTAATTTTAATTATTCCTCAACTCTAATTGGTAAAATATCTTCATCTTTTAATAATTCATAAATGAATTTTCTACCTAAGTTAGTCCATCTCATTGAAGTAAAAGATTTATCAATTTCTTCATTATAAGTTGTAATTTCTCTTATATACCCTTTATCAGCATATTTCGAGTATATGTACCATTGATTACCTTTCTTATATTGTATTCCTCTGTTTTTTAAATATTTGTTCAACCATATGGCACTCTTACCATACTCTTTTGCTATTTGAGTTGTAGTCATAGTACCTTCACTACCCAAAATAACATCGTGATATTCAACCTTTGGTTTATTTTCTGTATTTTCTTTTAATAATCTTTCTTTTTCTTCTTCAACTTTGACTAATTCTTTTAAGGCTTCAAGATAAGTTTGAGGTAATTTTTGTGATTTAATATGGTTTTTCATTCTTTCAAATTCATTGATATATGCCACATTCAAATCAAATGCTTTAGAGACTGCCGCACTATATCCACCAATTAATTGTGCAATACCTTTTTCTGTGATTAAGTAATTTCTGTAATCTTTACCTCTATTCTTAAAACTGCTTTCTATGTAAAATTCGTGGCTTAAAGTTAAGCCGCCAAATTGTTTCACATAATTGTCTATTTTTGTAAGTAAATTTTTATGCTCTACTCCCAATTCCTCTGCCACTCTGTTACTTGTTGTTACCAATACACCTTCTACATTTTCAACTTTTACTTTAATCAATTCATTCATCATTACTCTCCTTGTATTTTATTTAAAAGTATAGGCTAGATAGTTCATCTAACCTATCTTTGTTTATTATAACATACTTTTATTATAAAGTCAAGTTATTTTAATGAATAAATCCATTATCTTTTAACATTTGTACTAATGGAGCAAATAAACTCTGTGCTAATAATTCTTTACTCAATTCATCTGCTACAATAGTTCCAGCATTAATATCTGTTGTAAATGTATAATTGTTGGTAACTGACTGACTTGTACCAGTCTCATATTGAATATTTTCATCTACATAATCAATATCTCTATTAGCTGTAAATAATCTTTGAATAGCACTTAAACGTTCTCTATCACTTTCAATACGTGAAGATAATCCTTTATATCCATTAGCAAGATTTACAATATCACTTATTGAATTACTATCTGTCGCATTAGATAACAACCCATTCATTTTGAAAATATCATTAGCATATTTTCTATTAATTAGGTTAGTTGTCATACTTTCCCCTAATTTTTGCCATAAATTGTTACCAAAATTATTTATTGTTTCTTCCATACTTCCACCAAGCATTGTGGATTTAATGCTTTCCATTGAAGTAGTTAAACCATTATTCATATCTTTAATAACATCTGTAATATTTCCACCGAGTGCTACCCAACGTTTTGCTAAATCAACAGTAAATTTTTCTGTTTCTTTCTGTTGCTGTTTAAGATTAAACATATTATCAATTAATGATTTAATAGTTCCATTTACATTAGTAAATTCTCCAGTACGTGTAACAACTTCATATATTTGGTCTGCTAACCTATTAAACTCATCTGTAATTGCTTTAACTGAATTTCTACCACTACTTACATTTTGAATAAAAGCATTAACAGTTCCACTTATAAATTTACTTCCTGTATCAAATACTTTAGTACCATTCATAACATTTTGATATATTTGATTATAATAATCACTCCACATACTTTCATTTACTCTACGGTACTCTGTAATATTTCCTTTTTCATCTTTCTTTTCTTCTGTTTCAATTCCATAATAATTTCCAAACAGTCTCTTAGTTGTCTTACCTTCTCTATCTAAAACAGCTTTTATATTTTCATAAAAATTAATTAATGCTAAAGTATCAACTTTCTCTTGACTCGCTTCCATATTATTAGCATAACCTTTCAATGAATTTATTATCTCATCAATTTCATTATCTCTACTTTTATTTAATAATAATCCATCCATTCCTAAAGTGCTTTGACCATTGAAATATCTTAAAAATTCATCAGAAGTTAATTCTCTTGAGCTATCTATTAATCTATTTTGTAAATAATTTTCAAGTCCTCTTCCCCTAGAATTTATAACGTTAGGATTTCTACGGTAAACTCTTGGAGCAAATCTTCCGTTTGAATAATCAAAAGCCAGTTCTCCACTTGTATTATTTGACCTGTCTAAAAGCCTTTGTGATAGAACGGTATATGCATACTCCAAATCCAACCTATTATCAAAAGTTCTACCATTAAACATAGGGTCATTTAAATTATAACTTTGAGTAAATGCTTGCACTACATCATATTTTTTCTTACCTAATAATCCTCCACCTTTTTTCTTTTTCCTTGTTTCAGTACGTGTTTCATAAGCTGTACCTCCTAAAGTATCTGTATTAGAAATTACAGCTCTTACAGAACGTGAAATAGCGTCATTTACACCTATCTTAGTAGTCCATTTAGCTTGTTCACTCATTGCACTAGCCATTGTCTTAAGGTATTTATTTCTATCTTCTGCTAACCAATTTAATTTTTGTTGAGCTATTAGCATTGATTTTTGTTGTTCCATCTGAATTTTAGCTTGTGTTCCTCCTAAAAGTCCACCTACAAGACCTAAACCTGCTCCTATCCCAGCTCCTACAAGACCTCCTATGCTTGCTCCCTGTGTTGCTCCTCCAACTATACCTTGAATACCAAATCCTGAAGTACCTTTAAACATTCCACCCATAAAACTTGAATTTGTTTTATATTCTGTATCTATGCTTGATAATTTATTATCTAATATTTGTTGTTCTATTTTTCTTCGTTCTTCAGTAGTTTCAGCCATTTGTAAATTCATTTCAAGTATTTTAGCTTGAATTTCAAGAGCTTTTTTCTTATAATTCAATTCTCTTTTCATAATTCCATCAAGGACAGTAATACCTGTCAAAGCATAATTCATTTTCTTAATAATTTCACTATTTCTTTTCTCTTTTTCTACTTTTTCTTGCTCTTTTTTATTTTCAAGTGCTTTTTTATCTATCTCCTCTAACATAGATTTCATTGCATTGTCAAAATAATCTCTTGGTTTTTCATCTTCTGTAAGGTTGTTTGCATTTACTCCTGTTTCTTGAGGTTGTTGTTGAGGTTGTTCTTGAGGCTGTTGTACTCCTTCAGTTATTCCTGCATTTTTTTCAGTATTTGCATAATCTATTACAGCGTCTAAAAACATATCTATATATTCTGTTTTCATTTTCCCATTCTCATCATACACTTTATCCCAATGTATCTTATTGTTACCAAAAAATAATTCCAACATTGCAGCTCCAATATTTTTACCTGACACCTTATCAGCAAGTATTGGGAAATAATCACCTCTACCATTATTATTATTAATATTAAAAGTATCATAACCAAAATATTTTTTAGATCTATTTCCAAAATATGAAGCTAGTTTACTATCTTCAGTATCTCCTTTTCGTATAATACCTAAACCAAAATTTGCATTTGTATTTTTTTTATTACCATCTTTATTATAATGAAGAGAAACCATAGCATCAGCGTCTTTAGGCATATCCTTTTCTTCTGACCTTTTACCTTTAGGTCTAGCCATACCTACTAAATCAAGCCCTATAATATTTCTTTCTTTAATTCTTTCAAGTCCCCCATTAATTAAGTCCCAACCAGCTTTCTGCTCTGATATTCCTTTTATAACAGCACCGTGGTCATCTCCACCTTGACCATAAGCGTCGTGTCCAGCATATATAACAAATTTAAAAGGTTTTTTACTGTTAACATTATTTGTAGTTTGTGTATTATTATTATTATTATCAATTTGTTTGTTTGGTTGTGAATTATTAGAATTGTCATTTGATACTTTCTCATTCATAACACCTTCTACTGTCATAGTATTTTTACCTGTAAAATAACTTAGAGGTTGTTTATTTAACTGTTCATATGTTTGTGGAGTTTCATTATTATTACTATTATTTTTTTCAACTTTTTCATTCATTACTTCATAAGGATTTACTGCTACTACATTTAAGTTTATATTTTTTTTATTAGATACAGTATCAATAAATACTTTTTCATTATCACCATCCGTAAAAGAGACTTCATTTTGAGTCATATAAGACTTATTTAATTCAGTATTATTATTAAACATACCTTTATTTTTTAATATACCTACATTAAAATTATCAGATAATGAGTTTATATCATTATTCATTCCATATGAATCTTTTTCATTTTTTTTCTTATCTTGCACAAATTCTTGTACAGTTGTATCACCTATATCTGAAGTAGCTACCTCAGCACTTAAATAATTCTTAGCTCTATCTATTGACACTATTAAATCTTTAAAATTTTCAGATACAGCTAACATATTATCACTAAAACTATTAATACTTGATATATATTTACTTACACTACTAGGGTCTATATTTATTTCTTTTAAATCAAAATCTTTCCACATACCTTTAGATTTATAATATTCAATTTTTTTATCAGCTTCTTCTTTGTCAAATCCACTATTTTGATTATTTTTATCTAATCTAGGTAAAAAATTATAATATCCATCTTTTCCTAATGCTTTCCAACTATCCCAAGTAATATTAGGATTTACTATTTTAGCACCATTTAATATATCGTTCATATAGGCTGTACCACTTTTTACACCTTTACCTACATATGTTTGATATTCACTACTGCTTGGTCTACCATCTTTATTTTGTAAAGAAGAATAATAACTAGAATTTGTTAAATATATAGCGTGAGAAATCATACCTGTTGCTACATCTTTACCAAAGTCATCGTGTCCTTGTGAATCTTTTTTACCTCCTTTAGCAAACCCTACACGTAAACCTCCTATATTTCCAAGAGTTCTTGTCCTTACAGAAGCTAAGTTACCACTTTCATTTATAATTTGACCTGTTATTAATTCAGAATTATTCATTCCAATAACTTTTTCAAATAAATTTATTCTGTTAGCTACTTCTTTTTGCAAATCCTTAGACATTGTATATTTACCTTGTGAATTTTTATGGCTATTATTCCATACTTTATTCATAAATTCAGAATTAAGTATATGGTCTCTCGCATAGGCGTATCTTCTTAATGCCTCGAGTTCTTTATTTGAATAGGTATTTACGCTAGTTGTACTTAACTTATCCTTATATTTTTCAGTTAATTCATATTCAATAGAAGGTTCTACTGTTTTGTCAATATACTCTGTCAAATCTTTTTCTTCTAGATTAGTACCTATCAATTGTTCTTTACCATCTATTTTTTTAAATATATCATATTTCCCACCAGCACTTTTTTTAGGGATTATTCTAGCTACTTCTTTATCCCCTAAAGAATATATTATACTTCCTTCTTTATCAGTTGTTCTACTAATATTTAATTTAGGTAAATTATCATCTTTTTTAGGTTGTATAGTAGTTGTATTTTCTGACACATTTCTAAACCTACCAAATTCACTCATAGGTCTACCTGTACTATCATATAATTTTTCTTCTCTCATTTGTTTCATTGTTTTTAAATGTTCTTGAAGCCTTATATTGTCATATTCCCCATTTGAAGTATCTTTAAGTCCAGCTATTGTATCTTTATTTTGTTTACTAAAATATCTGGCTACATCTTCTTTGTTACCTTTGCTGTGAAGTTCAAGTATATTATCTTTTTCTTTTTCAGGGTCATAAACCTCTTTGCTGTATATATTTAAAATTCTTCGTAATTTTGTAACTGTTTCTGTATTATCGACTTCTTTTTCAGGATGATTTTCTTTAGCCCATTTTAATACAGTATCATATCCCTTTTTAATATATTTTTCTAGCTCTTTTTTCTTTAAGTTTTTAAACAGCTTATAATTTTCACCAGTAAGATTTTCCCCAAATGTACCACCAACTATTGAACCATATATATCATATTTCCCATTTTTATTTTTTTCATAATATATTTTATAGTTCCTGTTCATTGACTCATTTCTAAACTCTTTATAGTATTTATCATCTTTTACATTAACTATTCTATTCTCAATATGTTTGCCACCGGTTTGTTCCATACTCAAGACTTGTAATACTTCACCAGTTCGGTCATTTAACTTTAAACCAGTTTCCTTTAAGTTGTGAGGATTAATTGAAGTATTGGACATTAAATCTATCATATCTAAAATTGAATCATCTATTCTTTTAAATCTTTCTTTATTAATTATATTATATTCTCTAAGTTTATTCAAACGTTCTTCATTTTTCTTTAAATTATCTGTCGAACGATTATTAAAAACATTTTGGAGCCCTTCTAATGTAGTTCCAAACATTATCCCCTGTTTTACAGTCTGAAGATTGCTTAATTTAGATGTATCATCTTGCATTATTGAATCAATGAAGTACATTTTAGCATATCTATCTTTACCTTCATATTTGTTACTTTCCTCATAAATAGCTTTATTTCTCTCAATTAATGTTTTATAAAAATCTTCATAACTATTTTTATTACCGTTACTATCATATAAAGGTTGTTTATATATGAATTGACCTATGGATTCATCATATGCACCTATAATTCCTTCTTTTTCATTTTTTACTAAGGGATAGTACATTATATTATCCTTATCAAATATAGGTACCACCTGTAATCCATTTATCTGGAATTTTTTTAATGTATCTACATTTAACAGGTTTTCTATATCCCTGTTCTTACTTTCAATATTCCCCTCATATGTTCCTGATTCAAGTAAGTATATATCCCCTTTTTCATCTAAGAATGTGTTATTGTTTTTCTTTAAGAAGTCTACATTCTCAGTTCTTGTTATATAATGTTCTCTTACATCATTTCCACCAAGATATATTCTTGCTTTACTTCTCCATTCATCTTCACTTTCTTCTGTTCTAGGTTTATTAAATTCAGGAATATCTTTATCTTTAAGAGCTTTGATATTGAAAACTTTACCAATAAAATTTTTTATATGACCATAATCATCTTTTATCATATCAAATAAATTTGATAATGCTTCTTTATGATTTAACCCTTGCCATTCAAAATCAGTACCGAATAACATACTACTTAACATATCAATAGATTTACCTTGATAATTTTTAAAACTTTCAAGAAAATTTTGTCCTATATCTTTCATTGTAGCAATATATTTATTAAGACCTTCAATAAGATTTTCACTCTTAGGAATATAATTTTCAAATGAATTTATGACATCTAAAAATTTATTTCTATTTTCTTCATCTATCAGAGAATTACTAAGTATATCTGTTTTAATTTCTTGAAGTTTTTTAGGGTTAGTTATATCTATATCTGCATATTTTCTTAATACAGGATTCTCATCAATAAACTTACTATAATATTTAGATATAATTTCCTTTTGAGCTTCATCTCTTGTAATTACACTCTTAGCTAGAGCAACTACTTCATTAGGTTTGGTTACATCAATATTTTTAATGTCGCCTTTCGTCATACCCATTTGTCTCATAAAAGTTCTAGCCCCATTATCTGTCATAAGTGTAGTATATAAAAGTCTTTGTTGTTCTTTAAATTGTTCTTTTAAATTTCCAGATTTTATAAATTCAATTTGTCTTTTACCTTCAATACTATCATTACTTATACCTTTTAAAGCTAATTCATATTCCTTTATAGTTGTTTTTAAGTTTCTAGTATTTTCAGAACTTAATAATCTGGAACTAAACTCTTTTATACCATTATTAAAATCAATTACTGATTTATTAAATAATTTAAAACTTTCAATTTCAGTTTTCCTAATTTCATTGTTTTTTTCTTGATATTCAAGAAGCTGCTTATAAACATTCATACTATTACTAAAGTTTTGAGCTTTATCATTTAATTCTGCGTTTTTAGGGTCTTTTTTTCTTATATTAGTAATCATTTCATCTATTACTTTTTGTTTTTCATCATAAGATAATTTAAAAAATGACATCTTATCAAGACCTAATTCAAGAAATTCTTTTTTAGCCATTTCATAGAAATTATTTTCATAAAGTTTTAACACTGCTTCTATATTTTTCTTATCTATTAAAAATTTATATCTTTTTTCTTGTGTATCTAAATCCATACCATTATTAGTTTGAAGATAAGTTAGCATTGACATAGTTTTTTGATTAAGGTTAATATCTTTCCAAATACTTCTATATATGCTATTAACTTTATCAAGATTAAGGTTTATTGTACGTGTCATATCCATAAAACTTTCAGCCAGTGTGTTTTGTGAAAGAAATTTAAAGTATCTATCCCAATCTTCATTTGTATTTTTCACTTTATGTGTCATTTCATATAATGAATAGTCAAAAGCCTTTATATCTTCATAGTATTGAGAAGTTATTTTGTCCAATAAATCCCTTGCAACTTCCATATCACTCTTTAACTTATCTATTGCACCTCTTACTACATCTTTAGTAACTGATAAATCTTGTTGTGAGTTTAATATATATTCATTCATTTCATTTTGAAATCTTTTTATAAGTTCTGCATCAGTTAATCCTTCACTTGATAGCTGATTAAACAAATCTACCGCATATTTAATACCGTTTTCATCAGCTTCAGTTTTAATCATATCCTTAGTAAATTCATTTCCTGTAATTTTTTGAAGTTCCTTATAGTAGCTTCCATCCAACTTAGGTACGTATTCTTCAGGAATATTTAACTCATTGTTAATAGTTAGGTTGGTACTACCGCCTCTACCTAAAACTTTCACATCTAAATGACCTCCAGTGGCGTGCCCACTAGGGTTTGTATACTCATTTAAAACTTTAATATTAAAACCATACTGCTTTGCTAAGGAATAAAGGTCATTAACTGTCTTTCTACTTGCATTAGTCCCACCATTTATAGTAAAATCAAATTTTAACCCTTTTGTATGACCTGAGTTAGGACTGTGTTTATGATGAAATACATCATTAAACGCTGTAAACTTATCAAAACCTTTAATATTCCCCTGTACTAGCTTAGCAAATTCATAGGTAGACCTTGTAATTTTACCTCCACCTGTATTCTCTTTTGGATTTTTCATTCTTAATCCGCTAGCACCTTGAATAACCATCGCTGTATCATAACCACTTGAAGTTCCTACATACTGAGCTGTTGCTTTTTGAGGTTTATAGTTAGCACTACCACTACTTGAAGCTCCTCCTCCGCTAAATTGACTGTTTTTAGAATAATTATATCTCATATTAAATCCGCTGTAAAGACCGCTCCTAGAAGCTGACCTATCACCAAGTGATTTTTTAAAATAACTTCCTACACTACTCTTTTCGTGATTTAAAAATGCTAACAATACATCATTGATATTATTTTTTCCTTTAAATATACCTTTTTTAACAGCACTTATAAGACCTCCACCACCATACTGTGTAGAAGCGTCCACTAAATAGACTCCAGCTCTTTTTATATCGCCTTCATTTGTCAAACCTGTATATTTACGTACGAAATTCTCTATACTTCCTTCAAACACATTAGGACTGTAACTTTTTCTCTTCCACTCAACTTGAGCATTAATAAAACTTTGTCCATACTTCTGAGCTACCATTTTCCAATTACTTGGACTGTCTTTAGCACTAAGTTCAGGAAATCGGCTTTTAAACATATTATAAAAACTTCTATATGAGCCAGATTTGTTATTAACGCCGAAAATACCATAACTTAAGCTACCGCCTGTATCTTTTGAAACTGATTTACTAGCTTCTACTGATAAACCTTTTCCAGTTTCTCTTTTTGAAGTTAATTCTAAACTTGAAGCTATTATATCATTACTTATTACGCCTCCACCTTCTCCATCTGAAGAACCAGCCATATTAGCCATCATAGTATTCATAGCATTAACTAAATTTGCACTAATTGCATTAGCACTATTTACAATAGTTTTATTTATAACATTAGTATTCATTCTTGACACATTTTCACTTTTTCTTGAATTTGAAGTGTTAGACCCTTCTAATCTACGAATAGCATTAATCTGTCTTTGAGCATTCTCTCTTGCAACAGCAATCTGTCTACGTGCATAATCTAATTGGTCTTTTAGTTTAAGATTATTTCCTTCTAATTTAAGATTAGTTATCTCTTGTAAGTCATTCATCTTATAGAGTTCACCATCTCCAGTAGTCATTTTACTAATTATACCCATATTGGACTGTTTATTAACATTTTCAAAAATTTCCCCACTTTCAACGTATTCTGTCTTTAATTTTTGTTCTTCGAGCCAGTATTTTACAATATCAATTTTAATTTGTTTTTCCCTTTGAGCAAATTCAAGTCTTTTCTCTTCGAGTGCCATAGTTTCCCCTAATACAGAGGATATAATACTTCCTGTACGTTGTAAGTTATCTGCTTTTTCTTGCAATTTTTTCTTCTCATCGTCATTCAATTTACTCATATCTGTATTAGCAACTTTTTTATTGTATGATTCAATTTGTTTTTGTACCTTTAGATAATCTCCCATACCTACATTTGCATAATTAGACTTGCCTGTTACTTCTCTAAGAAATTTTCCTCCAGCGTCAAAAGTTAATGCACTATTAATCTGTGTCTGTAATCCCATTTTTCCATAAGTATTGAATGCACTTCTTTGAGCATTTAATGTATCATATGCAAGCTGTAAACTACTACCTTTATTTCCAAAAGATATTCCAACTTGATTTTTTATCTCTGCTTGTTTAACTTTAACTTGTGCAGACATTTCAGCAAGTTCCTTTAATGTTCTAATATTGAATTGAGCCATTGCAAGTTGCTGTTTAATGATAGGTACTTCATCTTCAAGAAGTTTTTTACTTTGTTTTAAATAAGTAACTTTATCTTCTGCCATTTTAATATCTTCTTGTATACCTTTTTTCTTCTCCTTATCAAGTTCAGCTTCGGCTTGTTTTATCTGATATTCAAGTTCTGACTGTCCATTTAAATTTTGTTTTAAACTAGCTTGGAAATTCATAAATGCTTGAGGGTTGTTTTGAATTGTACCACTGTCAATACTAGCAACTTCTTTTCTAAACTGATTATTATATTTACTTAATCCAGCTTTATCTAAAGAAATTAATTCATTCTTAGCATTTCTTCTTTCTGTAAACATATCTTCTGCAACTATATTACGCATACCTTTATTTAAAAATAATTCACGTATACTTTGTTTAGATTGATTGATTTGTTCTAATATACTATCCCTATATTGTCTAAAAGTATCTAACTGTTTATAGTATTCTTCATAACTTTGTTTTATTGCATTGAAACCTTCTTTAGCCCAAGCAATAGCATATTCCATTGTCTGCTTATTTTGACTTGTAGACACCATAGTTTGTACCATATTTTTATATTTTTCTTCTAATGTACTTCCTTCAAAACCATTTAAATATTTATTAAATTCTTCTAAATCTCCAACTTCTCCAATATCTTTTGCTAATTTTTGATTTTTTAAAGTAGCTCTAACAATAAATTCAGGTAACTTACCTCCACCCTCTTTTAACATTTCTTTAATTTTGGAATTATCATCTAGTTTTTTATATTTATCTGTACCTATACGACCTTCAGCTGATGTATTTAAACTTGAAACATATTTATCAAATTTATTTTCGTAATCTCTTATTTCTTTCTCTTTTTCTGTTGGTTTTAAATTTCTAAGTAAATTATAATAAGCAAGAGAAGCATTTTTATCTGTTATATCTTTTAAATTTATTACAGTTCCGCTTACATCTCTAAATTCCATATTTTTTAAAGTATTATTTTCTTTAATTTTACTTAATAAATTTTTTCCATTATTTAATTTAAAATTAAAATTATCAGAAGCCTGAATACCACTTATTATTTGTTGTAATTCTTTATCCTTTTTAAACACTTCTAAATACTTATTATTTAAATTAACATAATTCTTTTTTATTTCATCATATACAGAACCTTGTATCATATTTAATTCATTTCTAGTAGTTTTACCATTAAAATGTAAATCGTTACCTTCTTTTATTATATAACTACTAATTCTACCTTTTACATCTTTATCACTTTTTCCACCTAAATAACCATTTTGAATAGAAAATCTTCCTGTTTGATAAACTGCTGGAGAAGTATTAATATCTTCTTTTTTTGTATATTTATCAAACATTTCTTTTCTGATTTCAGAAAAAGATTTAAATGTTGTATTTTTAATATTATTTAATGCTTCAAAACTTTCTTTTAACTTATCATTACTATTAATTATACTATCAATAAAACTAGAATAATTAAACTCTTTTTGTTTAAATGTTTCTACTTTAGTTAAATTATCAATATTTGTTTTTAAATTTTGAATAGATGTACCTAATTCTGCTGTTTTCTCTATACTTCCATCTAAGTTATCTAATTCTTCTTGTAATTTTTTTAAACTATTATAATATTCTATTGTACTATTAATAACAAGATTAATTGCCATCATATATAAAGTAGGTTTTAAAAGACTACCCAATGTACTTAATAAACCACTAGACCCTACTTTAAGGTTTTCAAAACTTAATGTACCTTCTTCAGACATTTTAATTAATTCATCTGTTAAATTTTCTGTACTTCTTGAAGCTAAATCTAAATTATTAATGAAACCTTTAAATCCTTTATTTTCTGATAAACGTGATAATATTTCATTTTTAGTTTCAACCATTTCTTTAAGTTTTTCAGGGTCTGTTATTCTTTCTTGAGCCCTTTTAAATGCCTCATTAACATTCCCTATACCAAATTTTCTTGTTTGTGTACTAACACCTTTTATTAAAATACCTTGTTGTAACCCTTGAGGTAAAGCTAATCCAGCACCTCTAAATATAGGATTGTCTGAATTTATAGTTGATTCATTAAAACCACTAATTAAATTAGCAACACCTGTTAATCCACCTAAAATTGCACCATTAGTACCTTTTGTCAAAGAAGCTATGCCTATATTCTTAATGCTGTTTACTAATCTGTCAATTGATGTACTCCAGTTATTCATTGCTTGAGCATTTTTTTCTGTTAAATTCTTACCTTCTGTCATATTTTTTATAAACTTCTCTAAATCTCCGTTTATTTTATTAAATACTGATACAACAGAAGATGAATGCCTCTCTGTTACCATTTTCTTTATAGTTGAAAATGTAATCTCTCCTTCTGATACTAGCATACTCAAGCCATTTAAGGCTTTCTCAATATCACCACTCTGCCATAAATCTGATAATTCTTTAGCACTTCTAAATCCAGCTTTATTTAATTTTTCTTCACTTACTTTCGCTAAATCTCTGTCAAGCATTTTAGCAGATATACCATCTACACTCATTAATTTTGTAAATAAGTTACGTATAACAGTACCTGCTTGTTCTCCAGTCTTACCTTGCTGTCTTAATTCCCCAATAAATGATTGTTCTATATCAATAAGTTGTTCTTTGTATTCATCTATTGTTTTGTTTTGTAACCTACCTTTATTCTCCGCACTATCTACCATTGAATTTAGTATAGGATTAGTTTGTTTACCAGCGTTTGCAATATCTTTTAAATCAAGTGCAGTGTTATCTAATACATTGTAAATTTTATTAGATATTCTTTTTATTGAATTACTATCTATATTCATATCTAATGCAAGTAATTTACTATTTAATATATCAATAGATGTAGAAACATCTTCAAATGAAGTTGAAGCTAATAATGTAGCATTTTTCACTAATTCTACTGACTGATTGTAATCCCTTCCTGTTTTTATTACTTCTCTTAAACTACTAGCCATCTCATTTACATTAGTACCTGTTTTTTCTGTCATCTGCATAAGTGTACTCTTTTCAGAATTAACAGCACTTTTACTATTGAATCCACCAGAAACACCTAATGAAGTTATATTTCTTTCAAACTCCTTAGCTTCATTAAACTGAGATAAATTTCCAACATATCCAAGCATTTCCTTAGTAAAAAATACCGTACTAGCTGTACGCCTAAGATTATCTATATAGCTCCCTTGATTATTTATTTTATTTGCATTTTGTTGAAAATAATCATTTAATCTTTTTTCAAAATTTACCTTATTATCAAATGTATATCTTTTCTCTTTTAAGCTAATTAAGTCTGTCTGTAACCCTTCATCGTTTATTTTACCACTATACAATTTTTTATTATATAATCTGATTTCATTTTCACTTTCTTTAAGTGCCTTTGAGAAGTCTTTAACAGAGTTAAAGAATGTATCATCAATGTATTCTTTACCATATTTACGCATATTTTCATAATTCTTAACACGTACTTCATTTCTATGTACATTTAATTCTTCCTGTCTGATTGCACTTTTAACTTTTGAAAGATTTTTAAAGTCATCATTACCTGTCTGTTTTGAAATATCTGATATTAATTTTTTTACAGATGAATAGTAATCATCACTTTTATCTGTCTTTGAAGATATTTCTTGAATTTTTTTAATAAAACCATTTGATATGATATTATTAAAATTAGTATCAGATAATTTATTAACAACTTCCTTTGTTAAACCTTCAAACATATTAAGCTGTTCCTTCAAAACCCTTACATTGTCTTCACTCAATTTCCTGAAAATATCAGTAGTATTCAAGTTTCTTTTGTTAGAATAGTCTTTTCTGTACACTTTCGCATTTTGTCTAAGCTCGTTGTTTATTCTATCTAATTCTGTATTTTCTTCATAAGATGGTCTCTTACTTTTTCCAATACCTGTATTTCCAGTAGTATCTGATTTCCCTCTTCTTTTCTCATTTTGTGTACTTTTATATATTTCAACTAAAGTTTTTATTTGTTGTGTTAAATCTAATATACTACTATTTAAATCTTCTTTATCTTTAGATGTATTACTTCCAACATTATTTTTGTTATCGGACTTATTTATATCATCGTATATATCTTTTATATCTATCAACTCTTGTTTCAATCTTACAGCATTTTTTAGCATTACTGAAAATATATTTATATTATCTTCAGTAGAATTTAAAGAATTTATACCATTTTCCAATAATGTAAGAGTATCTAGTAGTTTATCTAAATTATCATCATTTAAAAATCCTAAATTCAACCCTAAATCTAAATTTTCCAAATAAATCACTCCTTAATATTTTTTTTAAAATAATAATGACCTTGCCATTATTGGCATCATCATTCTCATTTTGTTTGCATTTAATAAAGTTTCCTTATGCTCAAAAGATATACGTAACTTTATTTCTCTATATGAATACTCATCAAAAGATTTTCCTAAATTTTCTTTAAAAAGAGGAACTTTTGACATTATTCCAGTTTTTAACATTACAAGAAAATAATCATTAAAATTTATACTTTTATCATCATCAAAATTCATAATATTATCTATAACATCGTTAAATTCATTTATAATATTATTTTGTATATCTCTTATTTTCATATAAATTCTTACAAGTTCTGATTGAAGTTCTTTTTCCACAAGACTTTTTTCAAGTATATATATTTTTAAATTATAAATAACTTCTTTTTCAAGTTCTGATATTTCTTTATCTATTAAATATCTATTACATATAAAATTTTTAGTATGTTTTTTCTCTATTTCTTTAACTTTTTCAGAGTAATACTCATCATCTAATATATCAAATGCTTTCCATTCAATAGAATTAAATAATGTATCAACTAACACATTATTTCCTTCTTCTAAAAGTATACTTGAAATAATCGGTACTTCTTTACCTCTAACTTTAAAATCACTTCTAATATCTTTATATTTTATATCTTCAAGTTTAATTAAAATAGGTATTTCTTCTCCTAATAAAGAAAAAGATATAACTGTACGATAATTTATATCTAACAAGGTTATATCTTTCAATTCATTTCTCTTTAAATTTAGTAGGGAAGTTTTAACCTTATTCTTTTGGTTCCCCTTTATCATCTTTTATTACTTCCTCTTCACTTTCTACTTTTTCAGCTTCTTTAATATTTTCTTCATTTACTTTTTTTTCATCTTCAATTTTAACTATTTCTATATCTTTATCTTTTTCAGCTAATTTTTTTAACTCTTTTTCTGATTTTCTTACATTTATCCAATTTTCAATATCTTCATCTTTAGTCATACCTAAATTATAAGCCTCAAGTCTATATTTTTCATCTTCTACATTAGTTCCGTGTTTCAACGCTCTTATATTTACAAGAAATTCATTTATAACATCATAAGATAATAAATTAGCTTCAAATAAGATTTCAGTTACTTTATAATAGTCATTTTTTCCAATAAGTTCACCATTATACTTTTCTTTAATTATGTCTTCAAAAGTATTGTTTATTAAATTCAAAAACGTTGTACCTTCTTTATCATCTACTACATAATCTAAATCAATATGTGCAACTACTGTTATACCTTCAAGCATAGTCTCTCTATCAGTTTTTGCAATTATAAGGTCATTTTCATCATATATTTTAACATAAGATATATCTTTTGTGGAATATCCTTCACTATTCATAATTACATCTCTGTATTCAGCTTTTATTTGTGATAATTTTTGTAATTTTGTAGGTACAAGTTTATCATCTATCAACCTTGTTTTATATTTGTAATCTGACAAATTTAATATTTTCTTATATTCTCTGTCATTTTTTAATTTAATTGGGTAATCTACTTTACCATTTAAGTATTCAATAGTAATTACACCAGTCCTTACTTGGTTTTTTAATCCATTTAAATTTAATTTTAATTTTTTAGCCATTATTTAATCTTCTCCTTATAACATATCTAATTTTAATTTTAAAGGTAGGCAAGATTCAACTTGCCAACCTAAAATTTTTATAAATCTTCTGAGTTAAATCTCTTAAAGTCTGATGTTAATTCATCAAAATCATTAACTTTTAATGCAAAAACTTTTTTAGCATTAGCTGCTGTTGTCGCAATTTCAGGGTCTAAATTCCATCTTGTCAAAAATGCTTCAGGAACAGAACAGTCATATTTACCTACAACATAAAATTCAGGTGATTTCTTAACTACTCCAGTACCTGCTTGACAGAGTCCTGAAGAACTACCTGCACTTGCTCCTGTATCCCCTTTTTGAAGGTAGAATATAGTACCTACTTCTAAAGGTGTTGTACTTGTTTTGTCTGCTTGATTTACAATATACATTACTTTTCCTGTAACATCATCATATGCTAACCAAGTTTCATTAGCTTTAGCTTCACTTGGTACTGCACTTAAACCAGTTTTAGCAACTACACCATCTACTTTAATAAACTTACCATTTTCTTGTTTACCACCAGATACAAAAAAGTCTTCTGCTTCAATAACATCTGCATTGATGCTCATATTAGTAGTAACTTTAATTACATCTCCACTCATATCAGTATTAATTTGTGAAAATGCTACAAGTGGGTATCTCATTACTCTTGTTTCTCCAGTACCAGCTCCAATAAATACTTCTAAACACATACCTATACTAGAAATGTTTACAGTTGATAGTAATGAATTTTGCATTGTTTTAGCATTTCCTTCTCCATCTAATGCTGTACCATCTTTAACAAAAGCATTTTCCCAATAAAATAAGTTTTTCCAATGTCTATTAGTCATTTTATTTCCAAGCATTTTAGCGTCTAAATTAATGTTTCCAGCATTTCCTAAAACTCTCCATTTTTTACCACCAGCTGTAAACATTGTACCTTGCAATATAGCAATCAAACTGTCTCTTGACAATCTTTCATCTAATTCCTGTTTACCGTTTGTAACAAACATAAAATCTTCTTGGAATGTGAATGTAATTGATTGTTCTTCAACTTGTTCTTGTCCTTGTGTTTTAGAGATAAAATCTCCTTGCATATTAAACTGATTATTATATTGATATGTTCTACTAAACAATGGGTTAGTAGGTAAATTTGATAAAGGGTCTACTGTTTTATTTTCAATAGAAAACAATTCTATATCTTTACTTACCATTTCCATTGCTAAAAATGTCAATCTAACTCTAGCATTACCATTATTAACTAATTTTGCCATTAATTTTCTCCTTATTATTTAAATTCTTGTTTTGTTATTGTAAAAATGTGAAAATCTTAAAATTATGTAACCTACTCTATCATTTTCAGTTTTAACACTACTTCTATAACGTGGTTTGTCAACAGTAAAAATATCTAAATTCTTCCCATTAAAATCTATATTAAAATTTTGATTATTAAATATTCTTATCAACTCCTCATAAAAAAAATCAAATTCTTTTTTAGTTATTGAATAATCATTGCTTCCTATAAATATATTCACATCATAGTAGGTATTGTTATATGAATTTGATATAGTTTCAGTTTCAACTCTTACATTATCCACATCTACAATTATATATACTTTATTTTCCTGTTTATCAACATTCTCTGTAACTATATCTCCAAGTGCTAATAAATAAATATCATCACTATCTTTCAATCTTATTTCATTATTCTCAAATACATCAACATTTATTTCATTATTATAATTTACAAATATTTTTTTATTAGAGAGTGGAAATTGTAAATTATTAACATTAATAACTGTTATTGTATTATTTTCATAATCTATGTTATTAATATTGAAAATTTTATTTTCAGTATTTGATACAATATTATACTTATTATCTTGAATAACATATTTATCTTTAAATATTTTAAAACAGTCCTGATTAATTAATTTTTCTAACTCATTTTTTATATGAGTTTTTATTAATTCTTTAAATTTAATATCTGTCATATTTTATTTACCTGTTTCAATATACTCTTTTATTCTTCTAGTATATTGCCTTAATACTTCTCCAATAGGATATAATTCACTATTCTTACCACCATTTATCACATATTGAATTTCACTAAGTAATTTATCTACATAGAACTCAACATAATCAGTACCTAATATACCTCTATATTGACTTCTTCTTTCAGACAACTTAGCATTAATTTCTTTAGGGTAGTTCCCTTCCCTTGCTATATTTCTGTTTTCACTTCTCCAAACTTCATCATCACTTTTTACAGTAATACCATAACTACCATAATTTACACTTACAAAATTACTTTCCTTTAAATCATTTAAAAATATATAATTTTTCCATATATCATAATTTGGTACTGGTATAAGTTTGGATAATACATTACTAATTCTATTGATTGCTTGTATCCATAATTTTCTTGTATGTCCTGTATCAATATTAGTTTCAAGTGCCATATAATAAAGAATTATAGCATAAAGACTGTTTATTTCAATTTCAGCTATTGAATAGCAAAAATCCTTATCTTTGATATTTTTTAGTCTTTGTTTTAGTTCACTTATTTTCATATAGGCAACCTTTTATACCTTAAATTATTTTAACGTCCTGTATCGGCTTGTATCAACCTGTACGAACTTAATTTTTAAACTTTGTTATCTCCATTATTAAAAAATCTCTTGTCTGATTGTTCACTTCAAACTTATTAACATTATATCTTAATCCATCAAGAATTACAGTTTTTATATTTCCATATACAAGTTTAATTGATTTAGTTTTAACATCTTTACATTCTTTCAATTCATCAGTTCTAAATTTAATATAAACTTTATTTACATCAAATAAATCACTTGAAACGGCTATATTATTATCTTGATATTTCGATATAATGCAGTATGCAATAAATTGATTTTTCTTATCATCTTCTAATACAACCTTTAACTGTGTATGAAATCTGTCATATAAAAGTTCTTGTCCATATTTATGTAATCTCTTAAATTGTTTAATATCCATAAAAATTACTCCATAATTTGCTTTTATATTTCTTTTTCTCACAACAAGATAATTTTAAATTTTCCAAGTTTTTATTTTCTTCTAATAAATCACTTCTGTAATTCCTCAATGAAGTTATTACAGTTCCAATATCTTGTGTTTCAACCCTATCAGTTCCATTTTGCATACTTTTAAAATCTGAATTTTCGACAAGTTTTTTTAATTTTTCATCTATTTGTTCAATAGTTTTATTGTTGTCTCTTATTTTCTCATCTATTTCTTGAGGTGTTAGCATTCTTTACCACCTACTTTTTAGATGTTTCTTTCACTTCTTCTTTTTTTGTAGTTTTCTTTTCACCATTAGAATTATTTAATTTCTTTAATTCTTCTAGTATATCTTTGAGTAATGATACTGTCAAATAATTATATCCCACAATATTATTATCTCTTGTATCAGGGTGTATAAAATTTGTAATTGGTAATCCAAATACATCAACACCTTTCAATCTTTCCAATAAATCTTTATCCATTAATTAAATCTCCTTTTATTTTATATTGAGCAGAGTGATAAGATATGTTATCACCCCACTACTTAGATATGTATTAAGATATGATTAATTAACTATTCTTTAATTAAAGCATTTAACTGTGATTTATACTGAGCTTGTTTACGTTTCAATATATTAAGACCGTCATTAGTCATTAGCCCATCAGTTTGAGGTCTGTTTCCACAATCAAGCCAAAGTCCTCTATATCTTCCTGTTAAATGCACGTCCATTTCTCCTACTTTTACTTTAACTTCTGCAACATTGAAATCATTAACACTTTCCCAACCGAAGTTAGCACCTTCAATATCCATATATAATCCTTGATATTTAGGGTCTGAATTAATTACTTTTGTAAATAATGCTCCAGTTTCAACTGTATCATATACAGCAAAAAATATAAAATCTTCAGGAATTATATTATCTGCTTCTACAAAATGAATACCATTAATTTTTACTGTTGGAATACCTTCAGACAAGAAATGGTCTTTTGTAGGTAAATATTGATAAAATCCTGCTAATGTAGTAATAACATTACTTGATGTAATTGCTACAATTTGTTTATTTCCATTATCTGTATAATTATATAGATATTTTTTAACATCATCAATATCACTTGGTGTTATACCTATCTTACCTGTAATAGTAGAAGGTGTTTTAATTGCTCTATAATGGTTTCTAATAATTGAATTTTTACTACCTGCAACAGCTCCTTCATCATAATTTGCTAACATAATTGGGTCAATTTCAACATTTCTTAACAATCCAAAATTCTCATTATAAGCCCCTCCAGCATTTGCTACTGAAAATACTGTTTTATAAAAAAATGCTGGATATATTTTAGTTGTATATGTGGAAATTACAATATCCATAGCTTCAATGAATTTTGGAATTATTGGAATATGGTTACGTTGCATTGTTTTAATTTCCATTTGCTCTGTATTCATAACTTTACTTTCTAAGTCCAGTATACCCATTTCCCAAGTCATAATTTTGTTCTTTACTGGTGTAGGGTCAGCATACGTACTAGCTTTTTGGAATAATGCCTGTGTACCCACACTAAATACTTCTTTATAATAATCATTAGTATGTGTTCTAATTCTTGTCATTCTTGTTAAAAGATTTAACATTGGAGTAGTACCATTAATTGCTTCAGAGTTATTAATCTTAGCCAATACTCTATCATAATGTAAACCTACTTCATAGAAGTCTGTCATTTGAGAGTGAATATCTTTATCACCTAACTGCATACTTCCTGTCATAGGCACTCCAGCCCCATCATTCAACAATAAATAAATTAATCTTTCTTTTTCCACTATTTAATCTCCTTTTAATTATTAATTTTTTGTTACTGGTGTATTGTGTTTATTTACTTGCGATAAATCTATAATAATTGTATCTCTACTTGCTATATATCCTATTGGACTGTTAAATTCAGTTGAAGATGGTTTTGTAAATGTAATTTTACCTTGTTTTCCAAGATAAACTGGTTTTCTTAAATCTTCTAATTCAAATGTAGGATATACTCTTTTACCATTTGTATCGTAACCTCCTACAATCAGAGCATATACATCTATCGGAGGTAGTGTTAAAATTTCTTCCTTTGCAGGTAAAAATTTCTTAAACTCTTTTAACCCTGATAAATGTCTATCTCTACTACCTTTAAATGCCAGCCCCATAGGAACTACATTTATATCCCCATTGTCCGCTAAATGCCAAGTGTTTCTATCTTCCCCTAAAGATTTACCTTTCTTGACTGTCATAATGGAATATAAATCAACCCCATCTGTATAACTGTCATCAAGTGCATATTCTTCTGCTACCGCAAAATGAAGTCTTTTTAAATCTGATAAAAGTTCTTTTACACCTGTAATTTTAATATCTGTTATAGCTGCTTTCACTAAATTTCTCCTTTATTATTTTATTCCACTCTATATTTATTAAATATTATAATCCATACTTAGATAAATCAACATCATCTAAATTTGAAGTTTTAAGTTTATAATTTACATTGTTGTTAGGTACTCCTGTACGTGTATTTCCTGTAATTTTAGTAGCTTTTTCAATTTTCTTGTTTGTTTCATATGCTTCCTTTAAAACATCACTATCAACATATTTTATAAATTCATCTACTTCATCTACTGAATTAAAACCTTTTTCTTTCCTTTTATTTAATGCTTCTTTTAAATAAGGTTTTTCTTCTTCAATTTTAGATATTTTTGTTTTAATACCTTCTTGTGCTTTCATAGTATTAATCTCATTAGTCTGTTCCTGTATTGTGCTTTCGTATGTTTCAATTTTCAAATTTAAATTTTCAATATCTTGTAACAACGCTTTTTCTCTTTCTTCAGCACTCATATTAGCACGTTTCAAATCATTATATTCTTTAAATTCTTTCTGTGATATTGTTACTGATTTTTCTTTATCTTTCTTTGTAGTTATTTTTTTAGCAGGTTCTTTAATCTCTTTTTCCCCTGTTTTAGTTTCATCTGTCTTATTATCGTCAGTACCATTATCTTTATCTTCTACTTCTTCATCATTAAGTAAAATATATAAAATTCTTTCATTAATCATATCTTAAATTATCCTTTCTTACTTTGTTTTAATTTATTATCTACTCCTGTACTATCATCTTTATCAATTTTAGATTTTTTTAATAAGTCATCTTTATCTTGTGTATTTGAATCTATATCATTATTTTTTTCAATAACATTGTTTTCTAATACTTCTCTTTGATTATCCATAATATCTTTAATCTGTTTTTCACTGTAACCTTGTTCCTTCAAATAATCTTTTAATGTTGATATTCCTAAACTCATCTCTTGGGCAACAAGTAATAAGTTATCGTATATGCTTGATGTAACAAGTATCTTAGGTATTTGCAAAAATACTTTGTCTCTCTTACTTCTTTTATTCATATCTTTTAACATTAGTGCGAAAAACTCGCTAAACGCCTTTTTAATCGAAGTCATATAAAATTTATTTTTTACTTCCTGTTTAGTTCTGAATTGTGCAATAGCTTTACTACTATCACTACTACTCATTTTTTCCTGCAAAGTTGGAGGTATAAGTCCTACAATTCTGTAAAGAAAATCTAAATACATAACCAATTCCTTGTTCAAACTAGATAAACTATTAGTAATCTCAAAAGACTTAACGTTTGTTTCAGGTATATTCCTGCTTGAAAATCCTTTTAATCTATCAGGTGTGTCAATATGTACCAGTCCCCCAGCGTCCAACACGCTCTTGTCCATATCAAGTTCCCCATTAATAACTACCCATCGTGGACTTCCAGCGTTTCTGTTTGAAGTTCTTACATCTGTTATTACTGTATTTGTATCTAAATTTGGATCAATATAATCTACACTAGGTATTTTTGAAAATTCACTATCTTCTCTCTTTTCTTTACCTTTTATATGTATAATTGGTAACATATCCCCCATTTCTTTAGTATTGTATACAATCCTCTTATCCTGTGCTGAATTAATATCAAGATTAGTTACATCTAAATATTCAACATAATACCCATTAGTAAATATTATAATGTCCTCAACTTCTTTACGGATAAATATTGATTTTTCCAAATCAAGTGATTTAACTATTCTTTTATTCCTATAAATATATTTCGTACTATCTTCTTCAACAATTATATCAACCATATTTTCTGATTTAAGTTTGGTAAACTTGTGTTTCTTTTCCTCATCATCATAATATATTTGATAAAAACTATCTCCTTTTAATTCAAGTTCTTTAACTATATCAATACTTGTTTGTACCCAATCAAGATTTTCTAATTCTCTTTTAAGATATTTAATTTCTTTATCAGATAATTCTTGTCGTGAGTCAAAGTTTTCCATTACTGGACATTGCATAGCTATATCTTCTATTAACATATTTATAAAATTAAAATATATTAAATTTTTTCTATAATAATCTTTATAATTTATATTACAGCTTTCATCTAATGCTTTTTTACTTATTTTGTAATTGAGCCAATGTATAAATCCTCTACCTTCCGTTAAATCTTTTAATACATTAATTTCTACATCTCTTTCAAATGTATCAAACAAGTTACTATTATAAATTCCTCTAATCCAACTTAATGTATTAAAATTTGTAAAATTTACTCTTTTATAAGTTTTATTTTGCCTATTTAACCTTACAAAAAAGTTTTCTTCTAAATATCTACTACTTATGTTTAACACCTCCTTTTATGGTATTAAGTCTAAATATATTCTTATTCTTTCATTTCTACTTTTTTCTTTTTCTTTATATTGTATAATATCTCTTACTTTAAATTTATCAGCTCTCCATTCATAATTACTACCATCTTTAAACCATTCTCCATTCTGAATTGCTAAATCTAAATATTGTAAACAATAATGTAACATAGCAACTGAATTACAATGGTCATCTGTATTACTACGTGTCTGCATATCATTTTTACTACGATATGCTTCATAATTATAACCTGTTGATGTTTCTCTTTTAACCAATGTCTGCATTTCTTCATATAATTTTTCAGTTTCCCAACAAGTTTTTACATTAGGAAATTTTGTAAAACCATTATACAAACTATCTTCCCACGTACTAAATAATATCTGTTTAGATTTATTTGTATAATTCAAAGGTACTAACATAGTTTTAATACCTCTTTCATTCATAGTCTGTCTTAATAATTGTACAAAGTGTAATTGTTGTGATGTACTATCTATCATACACATATCAATCATTTCTTCTTCAAGAATATCACAAATCTTATTAACTTTATAAGTAGGGGTAAACAAATCAGCTTCTTTTGATTTATTAAGTGTAGTCATTCTCCTTATTGTACTTCTGTATATCCCATAATAATCTTGCCAAGCTGTTCCACGACTTATTACAAAATAATCTCCTGTACTTGTGGCACTTATATCTATTCCAGCAACTCTGTATGTATCATAACCTTCTTCTTCATAGAAATTAGAAGTGGAAATTTTAAACATATCGTGCTGTTTTATTACATCTTTAGTTAAAAACATCCCATCAGTCCTGCTAAATTCAAGATAGTAGTTCATCCTGTTTGTAATTGAGTGATGTCCTCCTGTAACTGCAATTTCTGATAAACTTGATTCTTTCATTATTTCTGCTTGTTCAGAATTTACTTTTTTAGCAAGTGAATAACATATTTTCCAATCATAAAAATAACAATCAATCTTTGAATTTTCATTATACCTAGCTTCAAACTTTTTCTGTAAAAGTGAATTAGGACTTGTACTTGGTACCCCTATAAATACTTGTGTACCTTTGGTACTGTTTGAAAATGGGGATATTGAATTGTCAAATAAGTCATTATCACATTTACCACTTTCATCTATCGCTGTTAAATGTGAAGTTAAACTATCCTGTGAAGTTCCTAATGTTATAAAAAAACACTCAGAATATGGTAAATTTTGACCATCAACTTTAGCGTCTATTTGTAATCTGTTAGAATTATTTACAAGTTTTGTATTTTTTCCATCCAATGCACTTACTAATTCAATATCTGGATATAGTTCATTATAAACTTCAATAGCTATTTTAAAGTATGGTAAAACTTCTTTTCTTAATTTTTCAATAGTATCATTCTTATAACTTCCTAATATGCTTGTGAATCGTTCGTGCATAAAGTCAACATATTGTCTAGCAAATACAGTAATGAAAGGTAACCACACTTTAATAGCTTCTGATTTACCAGTCTGTCTTGCCTGTATTGGTAAAATTTTTCTACCCTTTTTACTAAATACACTATCAATTATTACAAGGCATACACTCCATTGGTATGGGAATAATTCACGATATTTATATTTTTTTCTTACAACATCATAATATTGTCTAACTCTTATAACATATTCAATAAAAGTTTGAAAATAATCAATATGTTCTATACTTTCAAAATTTCCTGTTTCATTATTATAATTTACTCCAATAGGAATTGTTCCTTTTTCAGTTTTTGCAAATACAACTTTAGATACAGGGTCTACATAGATTTCATAATTTTCTATTCCCACTTTCTCACTTCCTCATCTATTTCAACTACGGAAGTTTTAACCCCTAAATCTTTAAAAGTATTTATATTCATAACATTATTAATTTCTTTTTTAATTTCAACTGAAATATTATTAGAATTTTCTTTATTATTCTGTGCAAGTGATGTTCCTTCTTTATAAGTATCTACTATTTTCAATCTTATACTTATAAAATCTTTTTTCCTTGCAAGTAAATCACTGTAAATTTTCCAGTCATCTTTATCCATTACTTTTTGTTTTGTATAGGCAAGTATTTGTGTATCTATTGCACTTAATGTTACATCTATGCTATCTTTTATCAAATCTTGTTCTGATAAGAATTTAGCCAAATCATTTTCCCTGAAATATTCAACTTCTTTCTTATAATATTCAATTAGTTCAATATCCAACTTATCTATGTTCTTAATTATTTCTTCTATCTCATCAATAGTCAATCCGTAAATCTTCCCAATATCCCTATAAATAGATAATGAAGATTTATTCCTTGCATAGTTCTTCAATATTATCTTTTTAATATCTCCATCTAGCAGTTCAACATTAACTACTGTTTTTGTCTTTTGTACTTCTTCTTCAAGTTCTTTTAGCCTCTCTCTTAGTAAAACATTGTCTTGCTCCAAGTTAGATTTTTCTAACATAAGGTCTGATATTTTTTCTTGAAGTTCTTCTACAAATTTTTTTTCTTTAGTTGTCATTTCGTACACCTCTTTTCTGTTAGGCATAGTTTAGTACCAAAAACTCTATAAACGAACGTGTCAAGGCTCTAAATGCGTTACAGGGCTAAATCTACAACTGTTTCATCCCCCTGTTTTATCATATTTTCAAGTCTCTGTTCAATCTCAATAAACTTTTCATTTGTAATATTAATCTTGACAAGAAATTTCAAGTCCTTTAGGCTTATGTTCCTGTATTTTTCAATATCAAAACTGTCATTGTTCATCTTCAGCATTGCAAGGAGCTTTTTATTTTCATTCCATTTAATCTTTGATTTTATCTCATATTCAATTCTGCCTTCCTTATTTAATTTTCTCATAGTCCAGTCATAGTAGTTCTTGTTCTTGTCTATACGTTTTGTAACTTTTTGATGATATTCAAATAAAAATTTATCTGTTATCTCTCCGTATGGCTCTACATTAGCAAGCCTCTTATACCAAGATTGGATTGTGTTAAAACTTATTTTATTTTTTCTGGATTTTATTGCTTTTAGAAAATCTTTATTTTTACATAGTTCAAACTTGGTAACTTTCTTGCCTGTATCATCTACTGAAAAATCTAAAATAATTTTTTTTAAGTCTTTTCTTGACACTCCATACACTTTAACATTTTCTTTAACCATAACTTAATCCTTTCACTTTGTATGAGATATGCGGAACGGTAAATGCAACAATTTATTTTTCAGAATATTTGACCGTTTTAAGTATTTTTAATTATCAATAAAATATAAAACTACTAAAACCTCAATAAAAACTACCTTTTATTAAAACTTTTTAAATAGTCAAAATATAATAATATATAATATAATTAATAATAGATATATAAAATATAATACTATAATATATTAGGACTAAATGAAAAGTTTTTTAAAAATAATATTTGCATATACACTAAAATTTTTATGTTAAAGAAAAATTAAAAATTTAAAATATCATTAAAAAATTATCTCCATTTAAAATCTTTATATAGTCAAAATACTATTATATAATATATACTTATATTTATATATATATATATATATTAATATTATTATATATTTAGACTAATTATAAAGTTTAAATTAAAATGTCTGTTTATGTATATTTCAGTACAGGATAAAAATTTTAAGATTTACAAAATTTCAAATTTAATTAAAACTCATAATCAGTAATAATATAAATTAAGATATATTATTAATATTAAATATATGATATAAAATATTCTATATTATAATATACTTTATAGTATTTTGACTAAACTAAAAGTTTTTAAAATAATTAAAATTTATTGAAAATTTTTGTTGCATTTTACCTTTTCAACCTCTCATAGTATATGAACAGGCAAGGAGAAAAATTTTTAAAATATTTTTTCAAAAAGTCTTGACATTTCATTCATTGTATGTTACAATAATATTGTATGGAGGTCTTCGTCCGGTCTCCCTCCATACTTTAATCTTTAATCTTTAATTGACTGGTTGTAGTATAGTTATGTAAAATGAAAATATAAAATTTAATTGGTAAAGGAGAAGGACAAAAATGAGAAATGAAGATAAAAAAATTGAAAACAAAGAAAAAAATGTAAAAATAGAATTAATAAAAATGAAAAGTATAGAAAATAATGATATTACAGTAGGATATGTAGAAATCAAGGGTATAAGATATATACCTGATTTTGTCATATCCTATTTTTTGTTAAAAGAAATAACTACATTAAGATATACTCAAAAGATTACAAGAATGAGGGAATTTATGAGACCTTATCTGACAACAGACAAATACAGACAAACATTTCTGATAGGGGAAGATTATTTAATTTCGACTAAAAAACAGCTATCTGATAAAAAATATCAGAAAAAATTAAGAGATGTAAATGAAAGAATTAATGAAATCAAGATGAAAGATGATGAGTTAATTGATTATAGCTATTTAAAGGCACTTGAAAATGAAAGAAGTAATTATGAAGCCTGTGTTGATGAATATAAACATTTGACTGTTGATGAAGAACTGTTTGAAAAAATTAAGAGTATGAGAATGGAACTTGCAAGACTTAACGGTATTGAATTACCTACTGAAACAGGGAGAGGTAAAGGTAGAGGACTACAAAGAGTATTACTTTACAATGAAAAAGGATTAAGAAAATACTTCTCATATATGAGATTTGACAATGTAAGACTAAGCAAGAATGATTACGCAAAAATGTCCAAGAGTGATAAATGGGGTCATAAGAGAAGAAATGATTTTCATAACTTCACACGTGTAGAAGAATTTTATAAAATTATGTTTAACAAGGAAATAAATTATACAGAATATTTTTTCTGCTTAGTAAGTCAAGCTATGAAAATAAACAAATTAATCAAGGAATATAGTGAAAAGTTATTCAATGAGTTTAAGAAAATGATTTCCTATGATGAAGATTTAAAAAGAAAATATTTTATGGTTACAAAAGAAAGTATGCAGATTAATTTCAGGGATTATGCTGAAAGAGTGTTCCTGAAGAATGAAAAATTGTCTTATCTGACAGTACCATATAAGAATTACAGAGCGTTTAAAGGTTTTATCAAGGAGTTAGATGAGTTGATTGAAAAAAAGCAAGAAAAGAGAGTTTTGGATATTTTTGAGAATGTAAATACAGTAGCTCAAGGTTCAAGACTTGAATTAAAATACTTTGAAAAACAGCTGGAACAGGAAATATTTAATAATGATGAATTAAAACTCAATAACACTATTATACAAGATTATAGGGAACAATATAAAACCTTTAAGGAAATGGACTTCTTTAAAGGGTCTTTGAGATACAGAAAAGAACAGTTAAAACTATTTAATGAAATGTTTGTAAAGGCTAATATTGAAGGTGTTGTTGATGTCGAGAGATTGTATTCAAAGATAGAGTTGTTTGAGATGTTTAATAAAAGATTGAATAGAATATCAGATATTTCAGTAGAAACATATTTTCTTTTGAATGATATGTTACAAAATCATAAAATAACTAAAGAACAAATTGGTATGGGATATTATACATATTGTAAACTAAAATATTCAACTTTGGAACAAAGAAAAGAATTAACAAAAGAAATAAATTATTGGATTGTTGATAAAGTTGAAAAATTAAAAGGTATGGAATACGCTGATAAATATTTTGAATTAAAGAAAAAAAGTCAAAAATTACAAGATAAATTTATTGTAGAAAAGAAAAAATGTGAAGAATTTGTTGCTAAAAGAAAAAATGACTTAATTGGTAAATTTACAGAATTGGATTATACAGTTAAGACATTGAATGATTATATAAAAAATGAAATTATAACTAAAAACTATGTAGAACAAGATTTACTGGAAAATGAAAGAATAGCAAAAGAATTTCAAGAGATAGATACATTCTTTGAAGATTTATGGAAAGATGGCGGAATAAAATCATCTAATAACTCTACATCTTTAGATGACTTATCTTTAGAGAATATAGTAGAAGCTAATAGAAGAAGAAGAAATGGAGGAAGATATTTATGATACTTTTAAGAATTTGGGATAGGGAGAAAGAAAAGTTTACTAAAAAACTTATGTATAATTTTAAAGGGTCTTGTTTAATGAGTTCTGTAAAAGCTAAAAACCCAGAAATACTGAAAAAATTTAATCAAGTAGAAACAGCCAAAAGATTTAGTTTAGACCAATATTTAGGATTAAGAGATATTTACAAGACTAAACTTTTTGAAAGAGATATTTGTATTATACGTGATAGAGATAAATGTAAACAGTATAAAGTTATTGCAAAAAGACATTTAGTTAAAGGAGTATATTTCTCTGTCATAGACACTAAAACTAAAATATACCCTAATGTATTAAAAAATGAATACATTGAATTAGAGATTATTGGAAATGTATATCAAAATAAAAAATTATTAATAAAGGAGAAAAAAGATGATGAATAATTTAAGAAATAAAGATGAAGTAACGAGTTTGGAATTATTGAAAGAAGTTAATAAACTTAGAGAATTGGAATATAATTATAAAGTTGAAAATGGATTAGAGTTAGGTAAGGTGGAATTGAAAAATGGTAGGTATACAGAGTTAAGACACGATAATTTAATTAATATAATTAGAGATGAGTTTGAAGAAGAAATTAACGCCCTAAAAATTTTGGAGGTTACTTATAAAGATAAAAAAGGTGAATTAAGACCTATGTTTATATTAACTTTATCACAAGCAAAACAGGTATTTTCAAGAGAAAGTAAGTTTGTTAGAAAAAGAATGATTAAATATATAGAAAAGTTAGAACAAGAAATTAAAAAACCGAAAGAATATACTATAAAAGAATTGTTACAAATGCAATTAGAAAGTATTGAAAGAATTGAAAAATTAGAATTGGAGAATAAAAACAAAGAAAAATTGATTAGAAAAAAAGAAAATATTATATTAGAACAGGCACCAAAAGTAAATTTCTATGATACAGTTACTGAAAGTGAAGATGTGTTTGACTTTAAAAAAGTTGCTAAGATTATTAATGTTAAAGGATTAGGAAGAAATAATCTTATTGCACTATTAAGAGAACAAAAGATATTAGATTACTCCAATACACCTTATCAAAGATATGTTACACAAGGATATTTTAAGGTAGTTGAGAAAAATTATATTGATTTCTTTGGAAATGAAAGAGTTAGTACAAAAACAGTTGTATTTCAAAAAGGTATAGATTTTATAATTAGACTATTAAAGAAATTAGGTTATTTAGGAGATGATAAGTAATGAAATGTAAAATTAAATTGATAGTGGCATTTGATGAAAAATATAACATAGGTAAGGATAATAAGTTATTATGGAATATACCCCAAGATTTGAAATTATTTAAGAAGTTTACTGAAAATAAGATTGTTGTAATGGGTAGAAATACATTTGAAAGTATTGGAAAATGTTTACCTAACCGTATAAATGTATTACTCTGTAATGATGTTGAATATATTGGAAACTTGGATTATTCAGATATTGCTGAAGGAAGATTAAGAATATATACTTCATTTAATATAGTAAAAGATAGGTTGAAAGATTTAAGTAGTGAAGATGAAGTATTTATAATTGGTGGAAGAAATGTTTATGGACAATTTCTAAGAGCTGGACTTATAGATGAATTATATATATCTCATATAAAAGGTGTTTATGAGGGGGATAAAAAATTTCCATATATAAACTGGAAACAATGGGAAGAAATAAAAGAAGACAGAAAATATTTTAAAGATTTTACTTTTAAGAGATATATAAAAAAAGTTATTGATAAATAATTATTTTTATAATATAATATTTATGCAATATAAAGTAGATGAAAGGATTGATAATTATGAAAAATGAAATAATAGCAATTAATAAAGAAAAATTTAAAATTTTCAATGATAAAAATTTAGGGGAAGTGAGAACATTACTTTTAGAAAATGAAATATGGTTTTGTGCAAAAGATGTTTGTGATATTTTAGATATAAAAAATACTACTCAAGCTGTACAAAGATTAGAAGATGATGAACGGTCTATGTTTAACATAGACCGTCAAGGAAATACCAATTTTATTAATGAAAGTGGGTTATATACTTTAATTATAAGAAGTGATAAAAAAGAAGCGAAACTTTTTAGAAAGTGGATAACAAAAGATGTTATACCTTCAATAAGAAGAACTGGAACTTATACAAATAAAAATTTAATAGAAAATTTATTTGATAATCCGCAAGAATTAGGAAAATTAATTATAAAATATGGAGAAGAAATAAATAAATTAAAATTAGAAAATGATACTTTAAGAAATAATATACAGTATGTTTATACAGAAGATGAGGTTGAAAAAAAGAATAAAATAAATAAAATTGTTAGAAAACATTGTAATTACAATATAGTAGGTGCATATATAAGATTATATGATACATTTAAGTTTACTTATCTTATTGACTTAAAATCTGAATGTGATAAATATAATGAAAATAAAGAAAAAAGATTGAAAGTAAATATTATTCAATATTGTTTGATAAAAGGTTATATTAATCAACTATATGAATGTTGTAAATTAACTTTCGGAGAAGATTGTGAAAATTTATAAAAAAATTTCAAAAAAGTATTGACATTTCATAAAAAATATGTTATACTTAATTTGTAAATAAGATATAAAGGAGGAGTAGATTGGATAAAAAACTACAATTACCTGATTTTGCAAGACTTTATGCAGAGAAAACAGGAGAGAAAATAAACAAATCAGAAGAAATTGCTAAAAACTTTATTTCAGTAATTAAAGATATTTTAGTTGCTGGAGATGAATTACAATTTAATCAATTTGGAACATTCTCAGTGAAAACTTATCCTGAAGGAACTTTAAAACATAACCCTTCAAACAATGAGAAAGTGGATTTAAGTGGAGTTAAAGTCCCTAAATTCAGATTTTCTCCAAAAATAAAAGAGTTATTAAATGATTAATTTCAGGCTACCTTAAACGGTAGTCGTTAAGGCGGAGTAGAGAAGCAGTTACTCATCAGTTTCATAGGCTGAAATACGCTGGTGCAAATCCAGCCTCCGCAACCAACTAAAAATATGAAAAGTAGGGTATATTATAATTTTTCCTTGTAGTTTATTGTTATTACATTTTCAATTTTTAATAATGTTATTCATTGAATATATCCTACTAAATATAATATAAGAAAGGAATGATAAATATGAAAATGAAATTATGGTTGTTAAAAAACTATAATATATTGTTAGATGACAAAGCTGTTAATGGATTAGATACTCAAGTAATTCAAAGCGGTTATTTATTTGACAAGAAGTTATCTAATGACAGTAAAGAGATAATAGATGTATTAAATAGTGAAAGGATTGATAAATTAACTACACTATTTAAAGAAGATGATACTTTGTTAGATAAGGTTACAAAAACAATTCTTGAATATACTTTTTATCAGATACCTGAAATAACAGAAGAATTTCATACTGTTGGACAGGTTATTGAAGAAGTTAAATTGATAAAAGTATTGAATAAGGAAGAATTTATTGAGTTTTGTAATCATTTAGTAAGACTTGATAAGGCTTTGGAAAGTTCAATACTTGAAGAATTATTTAATTATTTAACAGTAGATGTGTCTGAAATAAAGAATAAAGAAGTAAAAATACTTTATATAAAAAACAGACTAGAGAATAATAAATTTGTAAATGGTTATGAATTAGTTAGGTATATTAATTATTTATTGACTGGAAGTACATTATTTATTAATTTTAGAAAGAAATATGCAAATAAGAATATGAAGTTTGAGTATGTTAATACTTATGAAAAATTAAGAGAAATATATAAAATTATTTCTAAAAATGAAATAGAATTAAGTAAATATTATAATTTATATAGAGATTTCTTTGTACATATTAAATTATGGGCTAAAAGAAATTTAAGATATTATGAATTAAATGGAATTTATCTTATTGAAAATTTTAAAGACGCACAAGATAATGGAAATAATATACATCAAATATTTTCTTTATTAAAGAATAGTATCAATAGAATAACAAGATTTTCTAAGAAACATAAACAGAGAAAAATAAACTTATCTTTTGATAAAGATATAATAAATGAAAATTTTGAAATACAGGAAGAATTTTATAGGAGTAAAACAATAAAAGAACTTTTTAAACTTTTAAATTATTTTAAAGTTGAGAAACATTACGTAGATAAAGGTTTAAAGAGTTATAAGATAAGAAATGGTAAAAATTATGTTAAAGAATATAAAGGGAAAGATATTAATGTAAATAGTTATCTACCATTATATAAAATTATAAAAGAAAAAATATTGTCAAGTCTTAAAGAGATTAAGATAGAAAAAGACTTTATGGGAAATGAATATACTAAGGAAATCATCAATGATTTAATTTTACCAAAACTATTTACAACGCCATTATTACTTAGTGATAAGAAAAGAAGTAATGGAGTATATTATAAAAGTTCCATAGAATTAAAAGAAAATGATTCTGTGGGAATTATTTGGGAGGATGATATAGATATAGATTTATCTTTATTACTTTCAAACGGTAGAGTATTATCTTGGAATAATGATTTTTTAGGAGATAATGGTTTAAAATTTAGTGGAGATGTAACAAGTGCAGGAAGTGAATATTTTAGGTTTGTAAAATTAAAAAATGTTGAAGGATATTTAAGAGCTAATTTGTATTATGGTAATTATGGTTTAGGTGATAATTTTTCAATATTTATTGAAAGAGAAGGTAAAATAATTTATAAGTCTGATGTAATTTCTTTTTCACAAATTAAAAGAAGTCAAATAACAATTGGATATATTAGAGATAATAAATTTTTCTTAGATATATTTGGAGAAAATAATAATAATGTAGCTTATATAAATAATAAAGAATTTAGTATAGAAAAATTTTTAATTAATCAACCTATACCAACAGTTGAAAAACTACTTGATTATCTTGAAATACCTTATAAAAAATTAGATACAACAGAATTAAATGGTAAAAATTATTATATATTTGAATAGTTAATATTTTGCAAAATCAGTTCCTTATTTATTGGATAATTAATATGAGAAGAAAATTTTACTGACAGCAGAATAAAACAACATTAATCTTTTAAAAACAGTTCCTTATTTTATACAAATATTTGATTGATATTATAAGTATTACTGTTATAAAGATAAAAATTATTAACAATGTATGACTATGTAACAACATATTGGGCGTGTTATAACAGTAGTGTAAAAGACTACAACTTAAACAGAATTTAGTGAGCTAAATCTTTAAGGGTTATTGACTTGTAGATACATTGTTAAGAAGTACGAAAGTATTTAATAAAAAATGTTCCTTATTTTATAAATTATAGATTGACGAGCCTAGAGTTAAGGTAGTCGCTTAACTCAAAAGAAATACTACATTTAATTAAATAATTTCATATATTACTTCGCCTATATTGTGAGATATAGGCTTTATTAATAATTAAAGGAGGTAGCTTATGTTAAAAGTTTATGGAAAAAGTAATGGTTGTCCTAGATGTAGTAATGTAAAGAAAGAATTAAATAGTAGACAAATTAAATATGAATTTATAGATGTTACTATTAATGATGAAGCATTAAAACTAATAAAAAGTAAAAAATTTAAACAAGTGCCAGTATTTGAATATGAAAATGAATTTTATAGTGATTTAAAAAAAACATTATTTATGATGGGAGAGATGTAATGGAAATTTTAAAAATCAAAAGAAGATTTTTGGGATAGGCAACAACACAGACCAAAATATGTAAATTTTATAGAAGTATTATATAATGATAATTATTTATATTACTTTAAGTATATATTAGGAGGTAAGAAATGAAAGATTTGACAAAACTGCTAGGAAAGTTAAGTAAGGAACTGGACAGAACTAAAGAGAAAGTTGATAAAATTAATGATTTCTTTGGTACTGAAGAAAGTAAGGATTTAGACAGTGAAGAAAAAGGTTTAATGATTTCACAGCAATTTATACTTAATTCATTAGCTGAAATACTTCACAGAAGAATGAAGAAAATAGAAAAAAGAAATAAATAACTATGTTGTAGTAGGATATTAATGAAAGGAAGTTAAAATGATTACAGAGAAATTTGAATTACTTGGTAAATTAGTCAAAGAGATTAGAGATTTAAAAAGTAAGATAACAAAGTTAGTTAAATTTATTAAAACAGAAGATTTTGATAATTTAGATGATGAAAATAGAGAATTATTATTACAGCAGAAAGATGAGATGAGTAAATATTTATCTATTTTAGAAAAAAGATTTGAAATTAATAAGTAGTGAAAACTACTTATTTTTTTATAAATGTATTGACAAATATAAATTTATATGATAAAATTAATTATCAAATTAAGAAAGGAATAATATTATGGAAGAACTTGTAAAAGTAAATATAAATGAAAACAATGAACAAGTTGTAGAAGGGAGGGAATTACATCAGTTTTTGGGAGTGAAAACTCAATATACAAAATGGTTAGAAAGAAAAGTTGAAAAGTATGGATTTATTGAAAATATTGATTTTATAACTATTAGTCAAAAAAGACTAACAGCTCAAGGTAATGAAACAACCTATAAAGAACATATTCTAAAACTATCTATGGCTAAAGAGTTAGCAATGTTAGAAAATAATGAAAAGGGTAAACAAGCAAGACTATATTTCATTAAATGTGAAGAAGAATATAAGAAACAAAAACAAAATATGTTACCACAAGATTACATACAAGCACTGGAAAAATTATTGGAGAGTGAAAAAGAAAAGGAGAAATTAAGATTAGAAAATATACAACAAAAACAACAATTAGTTGAGTATGAACCTAAAGTAACATATTACGATTTAGTATTAAAAAGTCCTAATTTAATGACTATAACTTTAATAGCGAAAGATTATGGTAAGAGTGGACAATGGTTAAATAAATTTTTAAATGAAAAAGGAGTACAATATAAACAAAGCGGTACTTGGTTACTTTATCAAAAATATGCACAAATGGGATATACTAAGAGTGAAACATTTATTGATGAGAAAACAGGATTTTCAAAATTAAATACAAAATGGACACAAAAAGGTAGATTATTTATTTATGAGTTAATGAAAAGTAATGGATATTTACCAGTAATAGAACAAGATAATTAATGTTTTAAAGATTAGTTTTTTAAATTAATCTTTTTTATTGACAAACTATAATTAATGTAGTATAATATAATTGAAATTAAAAATAACAAGGAGAAGAACTAATTATGATTAAAATGACTTTATACCCAAAAACAAGTAGATTTTCAGAAAATGAAAAAGGGTTTATTTTAACTGAAAAATTAGATGGAAGTAATTTAGGTATTGGTAAAGTAGGGGAACAAATTTATATTTGTCAAAGAAATTATGTATTTACTTTAGAAGAAATTATTAGTGGTGCAGAATTAGGTTACAAGGGGTTAAGAGATTGGCTAATAGAACACGAACAGGAATTAAAAGAGTTAATTTATGATGGTTCTATAATGTTTGGAGAATGGTTAGGTATGAGTAAAATTAGTTATTTACATTTAGATAAGTTTAAGAATATATTTTATATGTTTGCTAAAGGTAGAATTAAGTTAAATGATGATAAGTTAGAGTTATCTAATTTAGTTTATGATTTAGATTTATTACATTATGTATTTACTAACCAAGAATTTCCAAATTTTATATCTAAAGTTCCGTTTGTTGATAGATTAAAGGATATAAGTATAAAGAGTTTAGATACAATTTATAATGACTATATTAATAAGGAAAATAGAAAAGTTGAGGGATTTGTAATTTATGATATTAGAAGTAAAGTAATAAGAAAATATGTAAGATATAACAGAAAAGGACAATTAGTTCCACATAAAGAAACAGGAGGTAAATAGTTATGGAAAAAATATACAAAGCAGTAAACTGGAATGAGCTTGATAACAACTATATTATAGCTTTTTGGGAATAAAATTTGAAACAACACAATTTCTTTTCAAAGAAATCTACAAATTATGAAAAATTAGTTGATAGTGAAGTATTAAATGATATAGGGGAGTTGTTTTAATGGAAATTAATGAAGTTATGCAATTAGTAAATAAATGTACAGATGACAAATGTGTTAAGATTATATCACAAAACTATATGGTTTCACAAGTATTTATAACATTATTTATAGGTATATTTATGTGTTTAAGTATATTTATAATATGTAAATATTTTACAAAATTTTTAAAGTAAGGTGGTAGAAATACCACTTTTTTAGTTTGACATATTCATATTTTTATGTTATACTGTAATTAGATAAAATTAAATTAGGAGGAATAATTATGGAAAGTAATTTAAAACTATTAGATGAAAGAAAATTGTTAGGAAAACAATTTAAAGTTTATGGAGATTTTGATAATCCATTGTTTTTAGCAAAAGATGTTGCAGAGTGGATTGATTATGCAAAAACAGGTCAAGGATATTATGATATAAGTAATATGTTAAAGACTATTGATAGTGAAGAAAAGCTACTACGAAAAATTTTCGTATTAGGTCAAAATCGTAATATGTGGTTTTTAACAGAGGAAGGGTTATATGAAATTTTAATGCAAAGTACAAAGCCTATTGCGAAATCGTTTAAAAGAGAAGTTAAGAAAATACTTAAAGAAATTAGAATTAATGGTGGATATATTCATACAAATATAGATGATGATGAAAGTACAATAATGGCTAAAGCCTTATTAATTGCAAATAAAACTATTGAAAGACATAAAGAAAAAATTAAAAATTTACAAAATGAAAATGAGAAAAAACAAGAAATAATTACTGAACAAAAACCTAAAGTGGATTATTATGATAAAGTAACAAGTAGTAAAAAAGCAATAAGTATGAGTGAAGTTGCTAAACTACTTAAATTTAAAAACTTTAATAATAGATCTATTGGAAGAAACATATTATTTGAAATATTGAGAGATAATAATATCTTAGATAGATTTAACCAACCATATCAAAAATTTGTTAATCAGAATTACTTTGAAATAAAATAGACTTTTAATCATTATAGTGGAGAACCTTACTACACTACTTTAGTTACATCAAAAGGGATAGATTTTATATTAAAATTATTAAGAAAGTTAGGATATGAGGAATATGAAATGTAATAAAAAGAAATTCAGTAAATTTGAAGCTATGTTATACTTAGTAAATTCTGATTTCAAAAATAAAAAGAGGAAAGGGAGAACTAAAAGGAAGGAGTGTAGATATTATTACTGCAAACAATGTAATGCTTATCATTTAACTAGTATGAGTAGTAGTATCTATGAACATATAAATGATAAAGGGAGAAATTAATAAACTTGAAGATAATATAAAAAAGAAATTTAAATTAATATTTAATAAAGAGTTTAAAAATTTTGACTTGAAAGTAGATTTAATTGATTTAGTTCCCAATACAAATATGAACAGTATAATATTAGATGTTTTAATGAAAAATGATTATTGTGGAACAGTTTTAGAATTTAATATAATATTTAGTTTTGTTTCAGATAATTTGATAAAGTTTGATATAATACTTATTTATTTGAATATTAATTTATTCTCAAGTCTGATAGTTAGAAAATTAGAAATAATTAATAATGATTTTTTAAAATGTAATATAATAGATTATAGTTTAATTAGCAGTATTGAAGATTATAATATGAAATTAAATAATAGAAAAATAAATTAGGAGGAAAACAATATGGTAAATAAATTAATTACAGAAGTAAAAAAACAGAATGAAAGAGATTATAATAAGAAAGGTTACAAAATTGTAATGGTAGATGTGAAAGTTGATGAGAATAGACAGTCATATATATTGACACTGAGAGATAAAAATTTCACAGAGAATACTTTTATGTGTGATGATGTAAATAGTTTATATAATTTATTAAAAGATTTTGGATTTGATAGTTTATTGGAGGTAAAATAATATGGAGTTAATAAAAATTGAAAATAAGGAGTTAGAGATTAAAGAATGGAATAATTTAAGAGTTATTAGTGTTTATGATATAGCAAAACTTCACGAAAGAGAAGTAAAAAGAGTAAATGAACAATTTAAAAGAAATAAAGAAAAATTTATTAAAAATATTGATTATTTTGTAATAACAAGAGAAGAAATGATGAAGTCGCCATTTGCGACCGCATTATCAAAATATAGTAATAATAAAGAAGAAGTATTATTTACAGAAAGTGGGTATTTAATGTTAGTAAAAACATTTACAGATGACTTGAGTTGGAAAATACAGAGAATGTTAGTTAATAGTTATTTTAAAATAAAAGAAGTAAAAGAAATTATTAAAAAATATGAACCTACTGAATATGAACAAGATTTATTAAGATTAGAAAAAGCAAAATTATTTAAAGAGTTATCAGATAATGTAAGAGTACAGTCTTATAAAGATATATTACAAAGTTATAGTGCAAATACTTTAGCCAATGAATATATTCTACCTTTACCAAAGATAGAACAATTATCATATAGTGCTACTGAAATTTGTAAAATGTTGTTGGATAGATATGGTTTAAAAATGTCGATACAGAAATTAGGTAGAATTGCCAATAAGGAAAATTTAAAGATAGAAGGTAACGGTATTTGGGTGTTAGACAAGAAGAAATATAGTGAAGGTACTACTGAAACATTTAGATATTATGAAAAAATGGTTGAAGTGTTTTATAAATTATTGAAAGGAGAAAGTAAATGAGAAATATTGATAAAGCATATAAGGAATACTTAAAAGAAGTATTATACTATGGTAAGTTTAATAAAGTTAGGGCAAAGTGGAGTGATGGAAGTGCTGCAGGAACAGTAAGTATATCTCAAGTATTTTTTAAAGAGGATAATCCACAGAATGATTTTCCTATAACAAATTTTAGAAAAATAAATTATAAAAAGGCTATTGATGAAGTTTTGTGGATTTTTCAGAAGAGAAGTAATAAATTAAAAGATTTAAACTCAAATATATGGAATAACTGGGAATATAAAAATACAGGAACGGTGGGGAATACGTATGGTTACATTACAAGTAAAGAATATAAGTCAATGTTAAATAAATATCCTGATGTATTTGGGGATAAAAAGTATTTAAATCAAGTGGAGTATTTATTTCAAATTATAATAGACAATCCTTATGACAGGAGAATGATGATTAATTTATATGATTTAGATGAGATACAGGAAAGTAATTTACCTCCTTGTGCATTTATGACTTCATATACAATAATAGATAATAAATTGAATATGCACCTAACTCAGCGTTAAAACTAGCGTCATTATATAGAAATATATAAATAGAAACCTATTGAAAACAGAGAAAGTCTTTTTAATTACTTAAAGATAATTCTGTGCTAAATATTTATAATAATAATAATAAAATGAAAAGAGGGTAAAATGTATTATATTTATGAGATAAGAAATAAAATAAATAATAAATATTATATAGGGGTAACCGTAAATATTAAATCAAGAGTAAATAGACATTTTCGTGAGTTGAAAAATAATAAACACCATAATTTTTATATGCAAAAAGACTATTTGGAACATAAAGATATTAAAATATTTAAAGTTAGTATTTTAAAATCAATAAAAAATAAAAATTTAGCATACAAATATGAAGAGTATTTTATACAAAATGATTATGATAACAATTATAATATATCTAAATATTCAAGAGGTGGAGATAATTTAAGTTATCATTTTGATTTAAAAAATATAAAATTAAAACAAAGTAAAAGTTCTAAAAGGGTGTGGGATAATAGAAGTGAAGAATTTAAAAAAGATTACTCTAAAAAATATTTGAATGGAAGCAATCCTAATTATAAACACGGAAAATTTACAAAAGAAAATAAATTAAAAATTAGAGAAAATAAAATGAAGAAAGTTAAAGAATTAGGATTAAAATCTATACATAGTTTAACTAATTTAGGTAGAATACCTTGGAATAAAGGTAAAAAATTTAAATGTAAAGAGAGGAAAAAGATTGGAACTGGTATTATATATGGTAAAATTGTATTTTATAATAATTTATTGTTTAAATCTATAAATCAATTAAAGAATGTAGTAGGTTTGGACTATGTAAGTTTAAATAGTAAAAATATAAAATATTCTAATATAAGAATAGCAACTAAAGAAGATTTACTAAATTTTGAGTATTATGATGAGGATAATAAAGTACATAGAGATATAATTGAAAGGTATTCTAAATTTAAAGGTATGAGTACATTAATTGTATGTGATGATGTTTTATTTTTAAGTGTGGATAGTGCAAGTAAATTTTATAAAGTATCTACAACTACAATAGTTAATAGAATAAAATCAAATAGATACAATTATAGATATGCAACAGAATATGATAGGGATAATTTAGTTATCTATGAAGAAAATTAAAAAAAAATTATTATTATAAATAGAAGTGCAACGACTATCGAAAAGGGATTAATATTATAAAATATTATGAGAACTTAGTAGAGTACACTATAAGCGACTGGTAGTGGAAGTGGTAGGTATCTTAACAAGTAATGTTGAAGATTAAGATATAGTCTAATCTACATAGTGATATGTAGCAGTTCATAAGAGAACGGGGTAAGGTGTGGCGACCTTGCTTGAATATCAATGAGTGGGGATATGTTGGTTGCAAGTCTGTTTGGAGGCTGGAATACAGTACAGTATGCTTTTTTACATCAGTTAATTGCTAAGTGTTGTGGGCTAGATGTAGGAAGTTTTTCACATTTTGTGGTAAATAGTCATATTTATAATAAACACTGGGAAGATAACAAATTATTTAATTATGTTGAACAATCGTTGGATAATGAGTTAGTTAAACTTGAAATAAATGTAAAAAATAATATTAATGATAATATGACAAAAAATGAAAAATTGAAGATTGCTTGGAATAATTTTATGAATTTTAAAGAGAGTGATTATAGTTTAATAGGATATAATCCTAATAAATATAAATTAAAATTAGAGGTGGCTATTTAATATGTTAGAGTTAAAAATATCTTTGCTTATTGTAAATTTAATTTTAGGGTTTGTTGTTAGTGTGTTATCAATATTCAAAAGTATAGATTATTATAAGGTAAGTAGAAGATTAAAAATTAAACTATTTAAAAAGAAAACTTTAAATTTATATTATTTAATTTTATTAATTATTTTAGATTTTATGTGTGTTATTATATCAATTGTACCATTATCATTTATTGCAATTTATTGTTATTATTTGACGTTAAATGATACATATACAGAATTAAGAATAATTGAAGATGAGTATGATGAATTAACAAAATAAATTTTTTAGTCAATTACTTAAAAAAGTAGTTGACTTTTTTATATTTATATGGTATTATTAAGTTGTAGAATAAATGAAAGGAGATAAAAAATATGGAATGTATATTTTTAGATTTTGATGGTATATTTAACACAACTAAAATGTATAATAATAGTATATACATAAATAATTATGGTTTTAATTTACATTTTAATATAAAAAATATTGAAAATTTTATTAAAATATTTCTTTATTGTAGAGAACACAATATTAAAGTTTGTATAACATCTTCAAACTCTTTAAATAAGGATAAAGAAGATTGGGAAAATTTTATATTAAAAACTTTTAGAATACCAATACCAAATGTTATAGTTGGTGTTGATAATAAACAGAATAAAGATAGAGGACTATTTATTGAAAATTTTATAATAAATAATAATATTAAAAAATATTTAATAATTGACGATGATATTAGAGATATAAAACCTTATCATAAATCTGAAAATATATTACATATAAATAAAAAATATGGAATGACAATAATAGATATGTTGAAAATACAAAATTATTTTAAAGATTAGGAGGATTATTTATGTTATTATTAAATGATGTTGGTAAAAAATATGTATTGTTATATGATACGATGACTTTGAATACAGAAAAATTCTGTAATAAAGTTAAAAAGAAATTTGGAGATAAGATAGCAGTACATAATATAAAAGAAATTTTAGATAACTTTGGCTTCTTTAAAATGACAGAGTGTAAAAAAGGAGATATTGAAATACATCTTGTAACATACACAATAATGCAAGGAAAAGTACCTAAAACTACAATGGGGTTACTTGATAAATATAAATTTTATAAGATTATAAAAACTATTTCAAGTACAGGACAAAAGAATTGGGGCAGTGATTTATTTGCTAAAGCAGTTGATGTAGTTAATGAGAAATATCCTAATATTGAAAAAGGATTAAAGATAGAATTACAGGGTACGGTTAAAGATGTAAATGCAATGGGAAAATTAATTTTAGGAGATGATATTTAATGTGGTTGGAACTTAATGATGAATTATATAACCTTGATAGAATTACATATATAGCTAAAAAAAATCATAATATTAGTGAGGATAGTATAGAATATGTTATATATTTAGATAATTTATATATTCGTTATGATAATGAAAATGAAAGAAATAATGATTATATAAATATAAAAATGAAATTAAAAACTAATAAAAAATATTTAAAACTTTAAAGGAGAAAAATTATGTGGATAAAAAAAGATAATGAGTTAATTAATTTAGATAGTATGGAGTATGTAACATATAACATAAGTGAAGAAGATAATCAGTATGAGTTAGATTTTTCAAGAGGTGGTAAAGAAATAGCTTATCTTTTCTTTAAAAATAAAAAAGAATTAGAAGAAGCATTTAATAAAATAGAAAATGGTATAATGAATAATAATAAGTTACTGATTTTATAAAAAATTGTTGACAAAAAGAATTAAATATGATATTATAAATTGAAATAAAATAATTAGGAGGAATAAATATGAATTTTAGTAAGAGAAGTCCATTTGAGTTTATTGGGAGATTGGAAATTTTAAAGAATAGAGTATTATCAAATGGAAATGAAGTAAAAGGTACATTTCAAACAAATGATAAAGGTACGTTTGAAAGATTAGTGTTTGGTACAAAATTAGAAAGACAAGGAAGTTTAAAATTAGAAGTAACATCATTTAATAATCCTGTAACATTTACTTTAAAAGAAGTGGATAGTAAAGGGGTTGCTAAGAAATTTAATTATAGTGGAGGAAAACCTTTAACAGAAAGTCAAAGAGAGAATATTACTGATATATTCAAATCTCAATATTTTATTAAAGGAAAGAGTATTAATGAGTTTAATCACTCAAAAGATTATGTGGCATTTATCAAAGATAATATTGTAAAACTGATTGAAAAAGGTACTTATTTCAGAGTTACAGGTTATCTTGAAAAATCAGCATACAATGACAATATTATGGAAAAATATGTATTTAATAATATTGAAGTATTAAATACAAAACCTGTTAAAGAATATTTACAAATTTATGAAACTTTTACATATAAGAAAGAAGATGTAAAAGACACTTCAATGGGTCTGTTGGAATATTTTAGGGTAGCTACAAAGAGTGGTTATCAAGATGTTTGGTATAAGTCAGACAAAGTTATGAAATTAGACCCTAATTTCTTGTTTGGGGGTAATTTTGATAGTTTTACATTTGAGGAAAATATAATTTTACAAAGTTACTTAGAACAGATGAAACAATTTAATAGGGGTATAGTTAGATTAGGTTACTACCCTGTTATTAAATCCACTGAAACAAAAGATATAAGTAAAGATATTTCAGAACTAACAAAACCTTATCAATTAATGTACCAAAGTTTAATAGATAAAGGTTTGAAAGAAAAAGCGGAACAGATGCTCAAATCTGTAAGTAAATGTATTCAGGTAGCGGAAGGTGGGAATCCAAGAAGTTATTATTTAAATGAGTTCTGTTTTACTGATGGTAATATGAACATAATAGAAACTTCATTTGATGAAGAGTTTAACGAAAGTACAGTTAAATTAATAAATGAAGCAATGAAAAAAGAGAATAAAGGTAAAAAAACACTAGAAAGTATATGTATAAATAAGAAAACTAGAGTTGAAATTTCAGAAGAAGTTTTTGGAGAAGATAATAATGAGTTTGGAGATTTCAATGACAGTTTAAAGGATAATGAATTTTTAAATAGTGTTAATGAAGTTGAAGAACAGTTAGATAATAAGGTAAAAGAAGTTACTAAAGAAGCTAATACAAAAAAAGAAGAATTTAATTTTGATACAAAACAAGATAAATCAGAAGAAACTAAAAAAGAAACACTAAAAAAAGAAGAAGTTAAAAAAGAAAGAGTAGAAAATGTTGAAGATTTAGATGATGAATTTGAAGATTTTCCATTTTAAGTAAAGGAGGTTGGGGAGTATGAAATGTTGTAACTGTAAAAGAGTTATAAAAGGTACTCCCTTTTTTCATAGATGGAGTAAAAGATGTTTCTGCAATGAAATATGCTACATTGAAAGTTTAGGGAAGGAGTATACAAAAAAGATAAGAGATTTATTTAATTATTATATGAGTGATAACAACAAGAACTTTAAAGTACCTCAATATTATTTCATAAAATTAAGTAAGTTGAAAAAAGGCTTGAATGAGCCTAAGTATTTACTTTATTACTTATATAATATAAAAGATGAGATAAGCAGATTGAATGAAGAAAACAGGTTTAAACCTGATAAGATAAGAATGTGGGTATTATGGAAGTACATAGATGATAACTTGTTTTCTATGTTGGATGATTTTTTTAAGAAAAGGGAAGATATATCATATTTATTTCAGGAAGAAGAAAAAGAAGTTAAAATACCTATAAGAAGGAAAAATAAATTACTGGAGGATTAAAAATAAAATGATTAAAGATAAAGTATTTGTTACGATGGGAGCAACTTCACATTCAAAAAATGATAGGGAAAAACACGACTACTATGCTACACAACCTTTAGCTGTTGAAAAGTTGCTTGAAGTTGAGAAGTTTAATAATAATATATGGGAATGTGCTTATGGGGAAGGGCATATTGGAGATGTGTTAGAGAAAAAAGGCTATAAAGTATTTAAGACTGATATTATTGAGAGGTCAAGAGTTTTAGATAGATGTATGGATTTTCTTAAATTTAACACTAAAATAGAAAGAAATATTGATATAATAACTAATCCACCTTATAAATATGCTAAAGAATTTGTGGAAAAATCTTTAGATGTGGTAAAAGATGGTTGTAAAGTTGCAATGCTATTAAAACTAACTTTCCTTGAGAGCGTATCAAGGAAAGAGTTGTTTAATGAAAATCCTCCTAGATACATTTATGTTTTCAGCAGGAGAATAAGCTGTGCAAAAAATGGAGAATTTGATAAATACCCTTCAAATGCCATAGCTTATGCTTGGTTTGTATGGATTAAAGGGTATAAAGGAGATACTGTTGTAAAGTGGATAAATTAAAAATTTTTAATTAAGTCAGGATAAAATCTTGACTTTTTTATTTTTATATGATATAATATTTTTAGATATAATGTATAAAGGAGAAGTATTATGAAAATTTTAAATGAAAAAATGATTAAAAAACAGTCATTTGTTTATGACTTGTTAGTTGAAAAGAGAGAAACTTTAAAAGGAGCATTATCACAGTATATTGAAAAAATAGATGATGTAGTATTTAAAGTTAATAACAGCAATTGTGATTTAGTAATGCAGTTCCCAAGAGATAAGTCAAGACTTATAAAGTATGGAACTTATTATATTGGGGTTGATTTCAAACCTAATACAGAGAAGAAAGTAATTGTCAAGTATGTAGTTGATGATGAAGAGCTGTATCAGGAGGACTTGAATAAGTTGAACAGTATTATCGACATTTTGTATAATAATTTTAAAGATTATGATGTTGATAAGTTTAATGAAATAAACAAACTAGAAAATTAAAGGAGAAAAAATGAAAAATAAATTTGAATTGATTGTAAATGAAAAGAATGAAACAATAACAAGTTTAGAGTTGTTAGAGGGTATAAATTATTTAAGAGAACTTGAATATAAATTAAAACAAGCAAATAATACTTTAACACAAGCACAGATAAATAGAGGAAAATCAGTTGAGTTAAGGCATAGTGATTTATTATCTATAATAGAAGATGAATTAGATGATGAAATAGCTGAACGAAAAATATCGTCTAGTGATTTTTATATTGATAAAAGTGGTAAGTCAAATAAAATGTATATTTTAGATTTTGATAATGCTATGCAAGTGTTATTAAGAGAAAGTAAATATGTTAGAAAAGCAATTATTAAAAAATTAAAAGAGTTAAGAAAAAATATAGCAGGAAAAAAATCTAAAAAATATTCAGAATGGTTAATTACAAGAGATAATGGTAAAATGGTTAGAAGAAATTTGACAGATAATATTAAAAAATTAATAACATATGCAATAAGACAAGGTTGCAGTAATACAAAATTCTTTTATTCAACTTATTCTAAACTTGCTAATAAAACAGCAGGAATAGAGAATGGAACTAGAGATAAAGTTAATATGATGTTGTTAAATAGAGTAGCAGAAATTGAAAATATATTTAGTTTATTAATAGAGCAAAGTATGGAAAAGGAAGTACACTATAAGGAGATATATCAACTTTGTAAGAAAAAAGGTTTAGAGTTAGAAAAAGTATTTAGTGTTGATTTAATTGAGTAATATAATTATTAAAAAAGAAGATTTACCTACTGAAAAATTAAAATATGAGTTTAAACAGCTTCAAGACTATATAAAGGAAATTGAAAGCTGGGGTTACTTAGAAAAGATAGATGACAAAGTACCATTAAAAGATAATAGTATCAAATATTTTGGTAGTTTTAGGGTCAGGCTTGACACAAACATAAGAATGTATGAGGTGGATATGTGGAAGGAGGATTGATGAAAAATAAAGGTTATGTATTACAAGATAATATAAAGAAGTCTTGTGATAAGCAGGATATTCTGTTTTATAGGTTTAAAGATAGTCCATTTAGTTTTATTAGAAGTGATAAAACAAAATTTACTACAAATAATATATGTGATTGTATGATATTTTTAGCAAATAAGTTATTGTTTGTAGAGTTAAAAAGTGTTAAAGGTAAATCATTTAACTTTACAGAACATAGTTTGAGACAGTTAAACGATATTAATAAAATAATTCATAATAAACAAGGGCTAAAAAGGTTTGGGGTATATGGTTGTTTTATTATTGAATTTAGGGAATTAGAGGAAACTTATTTTATACAAGTACAAGATATTTTAGAATATTTGAAAGAAAATAATACAAAAACAATAAATATTCAGAAGTATATTAATAAAAATAAATATATTAAAGTAGAACAAAGATTATTAAGAAAAAACTATACTTTTGATATTAGAAAATTATTTATAGAATTGGGAGAAAGATTAAAGTGAATGAAATAAAAATATTTGAAAATGAAGAATTTGGAGAAATTAGAGTTGTATTAAAAAATAGTTTACCTTACTTTAATTTAAAAGATGTATGTAATATTTTAGGTATAGGTAATACAAGTGATGTTAAGAAAAGATTACTAAAAGATGGGGTCGATAGTATCGAGGTCATCGATTCAATAGGAAGAAAACAGAAAGCAACGTTTATTGATGAAAGTAATTTATATAAATGTATATTTCAAAGTAGGAAAAGTGAGGCAGAGAAATTTACATTATGGGTAACAAAAGAAGTATTGCCTAGTATACGTAAAACAGGTTTTTATGGTATTAGTGAAGAAGATAAATTGTTATTAGATATTATAGGTTCGGAAGATAAAGTTAGCAGGGCTTTAGTATTAAATGAATATCAAAACAAATTTGTAATACCTTTGAAAGAAAATGCAGAATATACTACTAATGTATTGAAAAGTGAAAGTTTATTGACTGTATCACAGATTGCTAAAGATTTAGGTATGAGTGCAATCAGATTAAATAAATTATTAGAAAGTTTAGATATTCAATATAAAAAAGGTGGTAAATGGTATATAAAAGCTAAGTATCAGGATAAAGGTTATGCACAGTATGAAACTGTATTAGTGTCAGAAAATAAAACAGTCCATAACTTAAAGTGGACTGAAAAAGGAAAGAAATTTATAATTGAGAAACTTGATAAGGAATATGGGATAAAATTAAATACATTGAGAAAAGGAGAATAATTATGAAATTAAAAAGAATTATAAAATTTAGAATAAAAGTTAGATTAAATCACAAATTGGACTGGTTAGAATATGAGCCTTACACCAAGTTAGTGGTGGAAAGTGAGTAAGTTTTGAATGATTTTAAATATTTTACGTATGAAGAATACAACAACTTGATGAATATGATGTTGTATAATGTATGGAAAAATACATTTATAAATAAAGAAGATTTAAAGCAGAATTTATTTATTTTTATAATGAAATTGGAAAATAAGATAAAAGAAAAAGATAATATTTTAAACATACAAGGGTATATAGTACATTGTTTGAAACAAAAAGTAAGACTGGTTACAAAAGATTTCTTTAAGAAAATTATTGAGAAATCAAACATAGATATAGAAAGTCTTGAAGATAATATTACTTCAAATAACAATATAGAGGATTATATAATTAATAAAGTATATATTGAAAGTTTATTTGATTACTATGATATACCGAAGGAAGAACAGAAATTACTATTGTTTGAAAGAGATAATGGGTTTAGGAATGAAAGGTATCTTGCAAATAGAAAATTAAAAAGAACTATGTTTAAGAATGGAATGCAGAAGTGGAAAGTATAGTTTTCGTTGAGTTTTTAGAAAGTAGGTAAGGTATTTATCGAAGAAAAATTTTAATGAGTGTATACGTACTCATACAGGCTTTAAAATTTAAAATTAAAAGTTTTATGGGGTTAAAATTTAACTCCATTTTTTTATTGACAAAATTTCATTTATATGGTATACTTTATTTGACAAAATATAAAGGAGGAATGTTTATGAAATTAAAGAATATGTTGGCTTGTTTAACAATTCCAACATTTTTAGCTATATTATTTACTAATGATGAAATATTGTTATTAAAGATTATTGCTTCATTGTTGACAATAATATTATTACAGTTTTTCAAAATAGCAGTATTTGTAGATGATGAAATTAGTGATGAGGAGGATTTTTTATGATTATGTTGATAGTATTAATATCTTCAATTATTGGACTTTTTTGTGGATATTTAGATATAATATATTTTTTATTAATTTTAGGTATTATATTAATGTTAGGTATGTTTTTGGAGGATAATAAATGAAAGAATTATTAAAGTATGATATTAAAAGAGGAAAAAATATATTATTTGATTTTTCGTTCTTTAAAAATGAAGAAGAAAACTATTATAATATAACTTATAATATTCATTATGATAAGATTGAAAAATTTTTTAAGAAAAATGATGAATTAGGGTTATATGTTAAAGGTATGTTAGGGAGAATTTTTAGTAAATTCTTTTTAGATTTTAAGTTAAAACCACAGACAGAGAAACAGGGTTTTGATTTTTCATTAAATTGGGATTTTACAGGGAACATAGATGAAGAACTTTTTGTAAATCATTTCAATGAGTATAAAAATATGTTAGAGTTGTTATTGAAAAAATCTAAAATTTTGTTAAGTAGTGAAACTAAGAATGTTATATTTAGTTATTTTGAAGATGAAAATATTGACAATTCAGTTGAACATATGATAGTAGTTGATAAAAAGACTAATGAATTATATGAATTGAAAGATATAGATACACAAGATAGCAAGGAGATTGGGTTATATTTAACTATTGATGATGTAGCAAAGATTAATAGTATGAAATATCCAGTATTCATACATAATCATCAGAATAACTTAATATTTTCAGAGAATGATATAAAAAGTTATAATAAATTGAAAGAAGTTATAAAAAATAAATTTGATTTTATGATTTATTCAGTTAATAGTAGACAATTAGTAGATTATGAAACAAAAATAATATTTAGTTAAAGGAGAAAAAAATTATGAATATACAAGATTATGGACAAAGTATTTTAGTGTTAGGTAAAACAGGTATGGGTAAAACATTTTCATTGAGAAATTTAGAACCTAAAAGTACCATATTAATTATGACGGATTATAAACCATTGAATTTTAAGGGTTGGAAGAAAAATTATGTAATATTTAATAAAAATACAAAACCTAATGAAAATCAAGGTATTATATATATAGCAGATACAGAAGAAAAATTAAAGAGTGCTGTTAAAAATTTTACTAAAATAGAATATGCAAAAAGATTTAAAAATATTATAATTGATGATTTTCAATTCGTATCTCAAAACAACATATTTAGAAATATGGAGATAAAAGGATTTGATAAATGGGTAGAATTAGCAGCTATGCAATATGAAATTTTACTAGAATGTTTAAAAGTTCCAAAAATTAATGGACAAAATTTAATTATAATGTGGCACTCAAATACAGACGCAGAAACAGAAGATAGAGGAAGTAGAGTAAAAACTGGAAGTAAGTCGTTAGATAAATATTTGACAGTTGAGAGTAAATTTTCATCAGTTATTGAAGCATTTAGGGTAAATGGAGAATATAAATTTAAAACTAATAGTGAAGAAAATAATGAATTTTTAAAATCTCCATATGGTGCTTTGGAATTATATGAACCTAATGATTTAAAAATTATAATTGAGAAACTAGAAGTATATGATAGAGGAGAGTAATATAGGATTATAAAATATAAGAGATAAATTTGATGTAGAAGAATTTGAATTTTGTGAGGGTATGCAGAAAATTTTGCATACCTCTTATATATATAAAATAATTAAATGAATTTTTAATGTACTTATAGGTATGGAAAATAAATTCCATACCCTTATTATTAAAAGATAAGTTTAAAGAAGATATTTTTGAAAGGGGGAGGGGGTGTCGTTTCAAAAAACGATACCTTATATAAATGAAAAATTAACAAAACACTAAAAAAAATAAATTTTTAAGTTGAGTATTAATTTACTTGACTTTTTTATTTTGTTATGTTAAAATTTATATGGATATTTTATGAGAGGAGAGAAATAATGAAAATATATAATAATTTAAATTTAGATATAGGCAAGGTTGAAGGTTATCAGAATATTGTTACTTTTTTTAATGAAAATAAAAATATATTTTTAGATGAAAATAAAGTAATAACATTTGATATTGAAACTAAAGGGCTAGAATTGAAAAATAATAAGTTATTAGGTTTTGGTATTGGGTTTTCTGAAACTAAAAGTAGATATGTAGTTACTAGAGATTTATCATTGAAACAATTAAGAGGGATATTTAACGCTTTTAATAAGTTTAAATGTAAAGTTGTACTACATAATGCTTATTTTGATATTTCACAGTTGACTTATATGTTAGGGTTTCCAGTTAAGTGGGATTACTGTACTTATATAATAGCACACTCGTTACATAGTGATATTTTATTAAGAAGTGAAGATAAAGATAGAAAAACAAGTTTATCATTGAAAGCGTTATGTAAATACTATTACAAAGATTTATACGGTTATGAAGATGAACTGGAAGAAAAGAAAATACAAGTATTAAAAGAGTTAAAATTAATCAAAAGTAAGTTTACCTATGATATGTTTTCCGATGATACATTAATTCCATATGGTAATTATGATGTACTTGTTACATATGCACTATATAGTGGTTTTATAAAAGAAATAAAAGAACATATAAAAAATGGTTGGAAGAAATTAAGTTATTTACTTAAATTAAAGCACGATGTAACGAAAATTTATATAAAGGCTAAAGTAAATGGTATAAGGGTAGATAGGGGGGTAGTTAAGTCATTGAATGATGAATGGAATATAATACTTGAAGGGAAACTGAACGAGATTATGAAGTATGAAGAAGTAAAACAGGTTGAAACAATATTATATAAACTTAACTATGATAAACTTATAAGAGAAAGAGTGTTAAAACAGTTTATAAAAGATGATAAATATAAAGCTGAATTTGAAGAAGTTAAGAAAAATAAAGATATTTTAAATTCAGTAGACTTTTTCTATGAAAAATATTCAATGGAGTTTATGATTAATTCATTGAATGAAAAAAATAAAAAACTTGCATTTAATTTAACTAATAAAATGTTACAGAATATAAATGAAAAAAGTAAATTTAATCTTAGAAGTCCTAACCATAAAAAAATATTATTTATTGATATTATGAAATTAAAACCTATAGCTTTTAATGATGTTAGCAAGACTACTGGAAAAAGGACACCTAAGACTGATAAAGAGTTTATGGATAAATATTCTTATATTGACTTAGTTGACAAGATTAGGGAATATTCTTTATATGTTAAGGGAGTAGATGGATTTTTAGGGGTAAATGATGAAACACATACAAAAGGTTTGTGGAATTTAACGAGTGAAGATTACCCAATTAATCATCCTAACTCTAATTTACAGGGAACTATTACACATAGAGTAGCACAGAACAGTATTAATTTGCAGCAATTGCCAAGCCGAGGCAATCTATCAGTATTGAAGAAATGTATAATACCATTAAAAGATAATCATAGAATAGTGGCATTGGATTATTCAAGTTGTGAACTATATATATTAGGTGCTTTAAGTAATGAGCCTAATTTAGTCAATGCTATAAAGGATAATCTTGATTTACATAGTAATATGGCTTATGGTGTATGGGGAGATAGTATTTTAATAAGTGATGATAAAGTAAAGGAAATTGAAGAATTGTTAGGGAAAGAGGTTAAATTTACTAATAATGAATATTATTTATCACATTTAGATATTCCATATAAAGAAAAATTATTGGTTATAAAGGAACTTATGGGGAATATGAGATACAATGCAAAGAGTATTAATTTTGGGTTACCATACGGCATACAATCAAAAGGTTTAGCTAGTAATATGAAAGTGAAAGTAAAAGAAGCTGAAAAGATGTTAAATGACTATATGGCTAAAAATCCATACATAAATCAGTTTATGAATAGGAATAAAGATTTACTATGTAGAAACGGTTATGTGGAAGGTATGCACGGACAAAGATTGTTTATGGAAAATTCAAAAGGTATTGATTGGAGAGGATTAAAGAACTGGAAGTATAAAGATAAAAAAGAGATATTACAGGAGTTAAGAAAGTCCACCAATTATATAATTCAATCAGAAAATGCAATGGTTATCTATGAGGCATTGATAAGGTTAGATAAGAAATTAAAGGAGTTGGGTTGGGAAGATAAGGTATTTTTGATGACTACAATATATGACGCTTGCTACTTATCAGTAGATAATTCAATTTCAGATAAAAAAATTAAAGAAGTATTGACAGAAGTATTTGAAGTATGGTATAATAAAGATGTAAAGTTTAGAGTTGATATAGAAACAGGTAAAAATTTTAAAGAACTTCAACCAATAGAATGAGGAGGAAATATTTATGAGCAGAACTAAAAGAAGTTTACCAAGTTATAAAAATATAAATTGGTTTATTGATGTTAAAGAGAGCAAGAGATTTTATAAAAAATATCAGAAAGGACATTTAAGAAGAATTATTGAAAATGAAGAAGTAGAATTTTATTCATTTAGAAATATGAAAAGAATCTGTAAAGATGGCTGGAATTGGAAAAAAGATAGAAATAATGAAGCCGTAAAACAGAATATAAGAGAATGGGATAGAGAAAAACAAGAACAACTAGAAATTGAATCACCTAAAATTTCTTATTATGATACAATGTTAAATAACCCTAACCTTGTAACTATTACACAAATTGCTAAAGATTATGGAAAAAATACCAAATGGTTAAATAATTACTTAAAAGAAAAAGGTATACAGTATAAACAGGGTAATAAATGGTATTTATACTCAAAATATGTAGTAAAAGGTTATACAGAGTTTACACCGTTTAATACTAAATGGACACAGAAAGGTAGACTATTTATTTATGAATTACTAAAAAAAGATAATATTATACCAGTAATGGAAATGGAGGAAGATTAATATGAAAAATTTTGAATATAAAGAAATAGTATGTCAACCGAAAGTTGATGAAATTGTAGAAGCTAAAATTATTGGATGGGAATATTTTAAAGTAGGGGAGTTATATTGTTGGACTATTTTACATATTAGAGATTATGATTTAGTTAAAGAATTGGTTACTAAATTTAATAAAGAAAATAATAAAATAAAATTTATTTTAGGGTTAGATTTTTCAAAATATAATTATTTATCAAATAATGGAGATTTCAATAGTGATAAGTATTCATTAGAATTATGTGATAAAAAAGGTAGAGATTATGATGATAGTTGTGATAATATAGGTATGAATTACAAATATGATTTTAATAATTTAAAAAGATTAATTGATTATATCAATTCATATAAAGATGATAATGTTGACTTAACTAATAAAGATAATTTTGATGATGTAAACAAGCCTAACCATTACCAACTAAATATAAAAGGTAATAATATTCAAGTAATTGATATTATTGATGAGATTGTTAAGGATTATAAACCACAGGAAGCATTTAAGATAGCAAATGTAATTAAGTATGTTTTAAGAGCTAGTAAAAAGAATGGTAAAGAAGATTTAAAGAAGGCAAGAAAGTATATTGATATGTTGGTAGGGGAAGATAATGATATTTAAATTTATATATTTATTATTGAACTTATTTGAATTAAGGTTATATAGAAAGAGAATATCAAAACTAGAAAAAAAAAGAGAAGAGTTAAAATATATTTTTATAGATGGAGAAATTGAAGGTCAAGATTTTTAATCTTGACTTTTCCTATATTATGTGTTAAAATTAATTAGATAAAATATTTTTAGGAGGAATTTAGTATGGAGATACAATTAAAAAATGAAAAAACTATTAGTAGTTTAGATTTAGTTAAGGAAATTAATGTATTCAGACAGAAAGAGTTTGAATACAAGAAAGGAAATGGTTTAAAGTTAGGTAAGGTTGAAGAAAAGAATAATAAAGCAACTGAACTTAAACATAAAACTTTAATGGAAATTATACGTGATGAATTTGAAGAAGAAATTAACGAGCAAAAAATTTTGCCCGTTGAATATAAAGATAAAAAAGGTGAATTAAGACCTATGTTTATATTAACTTTGGAACAAGCAAAGCAAATTTATAGCAGGGAAAGTAAATTTGTTAGAAGAAGAATGATAGAATATATTAAAAAATTAGAAAATGAAAATAATATGTTGAAAAGCGAAATTACTAAAAAAGATATATTATTGTTTAATATTGTAAAATCTAATAATGATATTGAAAGAGCTGAAGCTGTAAATAAATATGAAATGGAATATGTGAAGCCTTTGGAAATTGAAAATAAAAAACAGAAGGAAGAAATTATAGAGCAAGGTAAAGTTATAGAACATAAAAAAGAAGTTATTAAAGGTATAACAGGAGATATTACTTTATTGGAAAAAAGACAGATATTAAATAGAATTGTAAGATATAAAGGCAGCAACTATAAAGAAAGATGGAATGAGTTATATAGGGTTTTTAAAGAAACATATCATATTGACATCAAGGCTAGATTTGAAGGATATAAGTTAAAATATACAAAAGGAATGGTTAGGGTTACAAGTAAGTTAGATTATGCTGAAAAGTTTGGATATTTAGATAAATTATTTAAGATAGCAACTAAACTTTATGAAGATGATATGAAAGAAATATTAGAAAACTTTAGAGAAGTAATTACAGTTTAGGAGGTAGTTGTGAGCAAGATACTTGAAGATATAAGGGAACAGGTAACAGAAAGTGAAATGACACTTGTAAGACTTGCATACTATGATGTTAGAAATTACAGGGAATTGAAAGTTAAGGTTGATACAGATGAGTTTATTGATTTAGGTATGAAGATAATGTTTGACAGTGCTTCAATTCTTTATAGGAAATATGAATTTAAGAAGTTGGATAGTGAAAGAATTAAACTTATAATTTCAGATAGAGAAATTGATGAGGATTTTAAGGAGTTGTTAAAATTAAATGTAGATTTATTTCAAATGGATTTAGGGTTGTCATTAGATTTGAAAGGGGAATATCAGATTTATACAAAGAATTTGGGAATGTATAAGTTTATTAGGTTTATTGAAGTAGAAAACGGTGGATTAAATGAAATGTTTAATAAACTTAATAATATTGAACATAACTCTGAAGATGTTAGAAATTATTTACTGGCACATATACAGAGTAGTTTTGACAATTATAAGTCAAAGCCTAAAGAAAGTGATTTAGAAGTAGGTCTTGATGATTTAGTAGATGAGATTGTTAATGATAAAATGGAGATAGGTATTCCACAGAGATTTAGTAAATATACTAATCACTTTACAGGAGGCATATTCAAGGGGGTACATTATTTAGGTGCAAGTAGTGGTAGAGGTAAAACTACTTGGCTTATGGTGCTATATTTGTTACCAATATTACTTGCTAAAGATATTAACGGAGATTATAATGAAAAAGTGTTAATTATTGCTAATGAACAGGATAAGAAAACTTTTCAGAAATTAATACTTATAGCAGTATATTGCAACATATATAGATTTTCTCCTAAAAATGATAGTTTAAAAGATAGGTTTATAAGACGACACAGAATTGAAAGAGGAAAAGCTAGCAGTCTTGATAAAAGATTGATAAAAGATGTTGCAGAATTTTATAAGGAACGTTTTATGAAAAGAATTAAATTTGTTTTTATGCCAATGTTTAGTCCTGATGATATTCAGACTTGTATAGAAAATAATTCAATGTATGGATATACCAATATATTATTAGATACAATGAAAGCAGAACAGAAAGGAGAATATCAATTATTGGCAAATTTAGCGACTAAACTTGATATGATAGCTAAGGAACTTGAATTAAGAATAGTTGCTACAGTACAATTGGCAATATATAGTATGAATAGGAAGTATTTAGACCATACTTGTTTGGCAGAAAGTAAACAGATAGTGGAAATTGCTGAACATTCATTATATTTCAGGTATACAGACTTAACAGAGCTTGGAGGATTACAAGTTTACAAATTTGTCAATGAATATGATGAAGATGGAAATTTTACTGGGGCATTTAAGGAACTTATTGAAATAGGAGAAATGCAGGGATTACAGACTACTGGAGAAAAAGATGACAAGGATTTATGGCAAGGTATGAAATATTTATTACTGTTTGTTGGTAAAAATAGACACGGAGAAAGTGATAAGATAGTATTAGCAAGGGTAAATTTTGATATAATGTATTATGAGGAAGTAGGTATTGTTGAAGGTTTGAAATATGATAGTAAAGTATAAAGGAGAGATAAGTATGAGTTATAAAATTTATTATTATTCAGAAATTGAAGTATGTAATGGGAGTAATATAAAAGTATTAAAAGAATTGATTGAATTTAATAAAAAATATCGTATAATAGTGGATTTTTTAAGTATTGAATATGGGTATGCTAATGAATATTTATTGCATTTAAATAAAGAAGAGATAAATAATTTATTAAATATTATAGAAAATAAAAAATTATTTGATTTTATGAGTAGAGATTATTGGATAAATGAATATGGTAATTATTTCTATGATTATATAAAATATGATAAATATGTTATGTATAATCCAAAAAAAGATAAGGATTTATTCTATACTAAAGAGGAGTTAATAGAAAAATTTTTAAAAGAGCTAATAGATGAAATTATGTATATAAAAAATATTATAGAATATGATAATATAAATGATTTTTATATTGGATGGAAATAGAGGTGTTATATTTGATAGATATTATAAGAAAGAATCAAGAAGAATTGAAAGAATTAAAGGTAAATAATAAAGATTTAAAAGTATTATCATTTTCAATGTTAAGTACAATAGAGCAATGTATGAGACAATATAAATTTAATTATATAGATAAAATTGAAGCTGATAGTGATAATGTATATACATATTTAGGTAGTTTGGCACATTTATTAGTAGAAAAACTTTACAGAAAGGAAATAACTAATAAAGAAGCTGTTAGTAAATGGTTGGAGAAAATAAATTCAATGGTATATTTCTTTGTAGACTATTCAAAAACTGAACAATATGATAAGCAAATTGAATTAAAAAATAGAAATAGAAAGTATAAAAATAATTATAATATGAATATGGTTAGGTACTTTAGAAATTTCAAACCTATACAATATAAAAATTTTTTACAGGAAGAAAGAGTTTATATAAGGTTAGATAAAGTATTTAATTTACCGTTTTTCAGGGATTATGTGTTTAACGGTATAGTTGATTTTATAGGGTTGAACAATGATGGTAGTATTGATATTATAGATTACAAAACATCTACAATGTATAAAGGAAAAAAACAAATATTACATAGTTTTCAATTAATATTATATGCTATTTGTCTTGAAAATATGGGATTTAAGATAAACAGAGTTGGTTGGAACTTCTTAAAATATGCAAGAAAAGTAAGAAGATTTAAAAATGGAAATACAAGGCTAACTAATATTGAAAGAAGAACATTAAAATACAATGATGAATTTGAGGATTGTATTGTGGAAATAGATTATAATGTTGAAAATAAGAAGAAAGCATTGAAATTTATATTTGATAATGTTAAACTGATGTTTAATGTTGACAGAGTAAAAAATAAGAATACAAATTTAATACCTTGTAACTATAATGAATTTTTCTGTAAAAATTTATGTAGTTTTTATAATATATGTAATGTTAGCAGATAGAAAATTAGTCAAGTTTATACTTGACTTTTTTATTTATATATGGTAAAATATGTTTGATAAAATTTATTAGGAGGTTACTTATGGAAAGTAATATAAAATTATTTAAGAATGATGAGTTTGGAAAACTCGAAGTGTTGGTTGAAAATGGAAAAGAGTATTTTCCAGCAAAGGAAGTTGCTACAATTCTAGGATATAAAGACCCTTTAAAAGCAATAAATACACATTGTAAAGAAAAGGGGTGGGTAATTCGCCCAGTCCTTTCAAATGGAGGAAAGCAAGAGAAAAAATTTATTGATGAAGGTAATTTATATAGATTAATTGTAAAATCTAAACTACCTCAAGCAGAGAAGTTTGAAAGTTGGGTATTTGAAGAAGTTTTACCTACAATCAGAAAAACAGGAATGTATTTTACAGAGAATGTTTGGGATAATCTTATGAAAAATCCTATGAAATTAGGGAAAATGATTATTGAATACGCTAAAGTAAAAGAAGAAAATGAAAAATTAAATGATACATTGGAGGAACAAAGACCAGTTATTGAATTTACTGATAATGTATTGTCAAGTGAAAATGTTGTAACAACAACTGTTATAGCTAAACAATACGGTATGAGTGCCAGAAAGTTTAACAAGTTATTAAATGAGTTAGGTATTCAATATAAAGTAGGTAAAGTTTGGGTATTATATTCTAAGTATGAAAACAAAGGGTATACTAAAGTAATTACACAGTTAGATAACAATAATGAACCTAGAGAACTAACTAAGTGGACACAGAAGGGAAGAAAATTCTTGTATGAAGTCTTGAGAGATGAAGATATAGTACCAATAAATGAGGAGATTTAAAATATGAACAATGAACAAGTGTTTATTAATCTTATGAAAGATAATAAATATTTACTGTTTGAATATTTAAACAGGAATAATGTTAGGTATACAGTTAATACTGAAGAAACTTCAATAAGAATGAGTAGTATTGATAGTAATAATTATAATGGATTATCTTTATCACTTAATACTATGGTATTTTATGACTTCAAGACAGACAGGAAAGGTACTATTATTGATTTATTGGTTGAAACAGTGCATAAATCCATATATGAAATATATATGGAAATAAAGCAGCTGATACTTCATACAGACTATGAAGTGAAAATATCTAAAAATATTAACAGTATTTATGAGTATGAGAAAAGGGAATTATTAAATTATCCAAAACAGTTATTAAATCTATATCCTAATTCTATATCTTCATTATTTCTGAAAGATGGTTTAAATGAAGTTACTCAGGCATTATTTGATATTAGATATGATAAAGAATCTGATAGAATACTTATACCAGTAATATTTAAGGGTAATTTGATTGGTATGATAGGAAGATATAACAGTTTTGAAGTGCCAAAGAAAATACCTAAATATTTTCCAATTCTTGTATACCCTAAGAGTGAAATATTATTTGGATATGATTTATGTGAGAGTAGTATAAAATCTAATGGAAATGTACTACTTGTTGAAAGTGAGAAATCAGTTATGAAAAGTATACAAGAGGGTTTATTTAATACATTGGCTGTTGGAGGAAGTAATATATCAAAATCACAAATTAATCTTTTAGAAGGGTTAAATGTAAAGAATGTATTTGTATGTTTTGATAGTGATAAGAATAAAGATGATATGTTAAAATTTATTGAAAGGAAATTTAAAAATGTAAAGTTTAATGTATATTTTTTAGATAATAATACAAGATATATAAAGAAAAAAAGTTGTATATTTGATATGGGCTGGGAAAAAAATAAAATTATCAAATATTTAAATAAATTTAATACAAAAGTTATAGGAGGTTGATTGTATGAGGAATATATTTACAATAAGGAAAACATTTTATAAAAATAAAACTAGAGAGGATTTATCTAAGGATTTTTTCTTATTTATATCTGAAAATTCAATGAATGTAGATTATTGTTGTAATGGGTTACCTGTTGTTAGACAATTTTTGTTACCATTTAATAAAGTGTATCATATGCTTGATAGTGAATTTTCACAAGAAGTTATGAGGAAGGAAGAAAATTGGATAAATGAGGATATTTATGTATTCTTATCTTTTACAATAAGAGATAATATTATAAAATTAAATTTACCATACAAGAAATCACAAGGAAGTGAAAAAGTAAGAGATGATTTAGAATATATAGGTTTATTTTCAATAACGTATAAATTAGGTTTAGAAAATGTATTTAAAATGTATAGATGTTTTATTAATATAATTAATGAATATAAATTAAATGTTGGAAAGATTGCATATATAAAAGTACATAGATTGACAAATTCACTAGATAATGTGAGTTTAGTTGATTATTGTAAATTCAAAAAAAAATTATTAAGTAGAAAGAATTTTAAAAAATAAATTATAAAGGTGTTGATTATGTGGAATAAAGGTATATATTATAAAAATAAAGTTAAGAAAAAATTGTTAAATTATAATAATTTGAATATTGATTGTTATGAATACCAAAAATTCTATGTTAAAAATAAATCTATAAGACAAATAAGAACATATCATCCTAAAGAGAAACGAGAATGGACTAAATTAATGAATAGAAAATTTAGAAAGATTATGAGAAATATTAATAATTATGATGAAGAATTATGGTATAAAGGTAAGTATAATATTAATTACAAACATAAAATGTATGATATTTGGTATATTATATATTAATAGAAAGGTGATTTTATGTTATTTCAAAAATTATATATTAAGATAAGTATTTTAATTTTAATAAGTTTTGTTATAATTTTAATAGGTATATATTATAGAGATATTTATGAAAATTTATCTAAAGTTTTGATATTATTAGGTATATTAATAGCATTTTTTAGTATTATTACAGGTTGTTATTTAGAAGAAATTTATTGTAATAATAAAAAATATATTGAAGAAATATTAATGTATAGAAAGGGGTATACTTACGAAGTAAGATTACCCGAAAATATAACAGAAGATAAATTATTTAGAAAATTTGCAGACAAAAAAATGATAAAAGAGTTAAATTATTATTTGGAAAATAATATTAAAGATAAAATAATAAAAGATATTTTTATTTCAGAAGATAAATTAATATCCAATAAAAGAAAAGGAGAATAAAAATGAGTAAAAACATAATAAGTAATTTAGGGTTAGAAATTAAAAAAAAATGAAGTATTGGTAAGTAGTAAGATTATTGCTAATAGGTTAGGTAAAGAACATAATAAAGTATTAAAAGTTTTAGATAAGATAGTTCAAGACCTTATAAATAAAGAAAAGTTAGGTTTTTTATTTAAAGAAAATAAATATAAAACTGAAAATCAAATTAGAGAGTACAAAGAGTATTTATTAACTCTTGAAGGTTTTGAAGTCTATATAAATTCAATAAGACCTACAATAGAACAGGCTAAAGGTATAAAGAAAATATATGAAATGTTTGGTAAAAAATATAAAGTAAAGATTATTTATTATCCAACAAGATTTGAAATATCATTTAAAAATTTATTATTTGAATTTTTTGAAGAATTAGGTATTACAGTTTTTCATCAATATAGAGTAGATAAATATAAATTAGATTTTTATATACCGAAATTTAATTTAGTTATTGAATATGATGAAGAACAGCATAGAAATATGAAATATGAAGATGAATTAAGAGAAGATTTTATAAAAGAAAAATTAGGTAGTGATTGTAATATAATAAGATTGGATTACAGGAATAGTGATATTAAGAATGTTGCTAAAGTATTGAAATTAATAAATGGAGGTAAAGATGAATAAATATTTAGATTTTATTAAATTTGCATTAGATGAATTTACTAAAATAGACACTATTGATAGTATAACTATCAGTGAGTTTGGAGGTTATACTAATGGTATTGAATTTGAAGTATGGTTTAATAGAAAAGGGTTTAAATCATTTAAAGTTGCTAGTTGGGTAGTTAGTGGTAATTTTCAGACAGGAGATAAAATTAGTGAAGAAAGTATGAGAAAATGTTTGAAAGAACAAATAAAGAAATTTATTAATAAAAGTAATAAGTTAAAAGAATTAGAGAAGAAGAAAAATTATTATGAAGAAGAATTAAATAAAATTAAAAAACAAATAACAGATAGGAATAAAGATGAATAAGAATTATATTTTATTAAATAATAAGGTAAATATAAAGAATAAGAAAGGGAATTAAATCATTATATTACCGGAAAATACAGAAACAAAGTATAATGGTGGATAAAGATTTTATATGTGAAAGTTGTAGTGTGTAAGATAATGGAGGTATGTTATGGAAAATAAGTATTATTATGGATTTATATTTATATTTAATTTTGATAATAATGATATTCTGTGTTTGGATAATGAATATTTAAATGTTGGATTTTCTTATCTAGGTTATATAGTTGGAATTAAAATTTATAGAAATATAGATTTTAAATATAAAATAGATATAAAAAATGTAATTAATTTATTGATTAAAGAATTTGATAAATTATTAAAAAAAGATGAAATATTTAAATATACAAAATTAGATTATGATATTATGTATAAAGAATTAGAAAATATGATTAAAAATAAAATAAAACAATGTGATAGATTAATTGAGGTGTATTAGTATGGAATTTTATAAAAATTACAAAAAACTAAAATATTTTCTAAGTGCAGGAAATAAGATATTTGACATTAAATATATAGGTTTTGAGTATTCAGAATGTTTACCTAATCAAGAGTATTTATCATACCCAAGATATTTTATTTTTGATTGTAAATATGAATATTACCATAGTACTTTACAATTATATAATGGATTGTTTGTTAAAGAATATTTAGATTTATCTATTAAAGTAAATTTATATGAAAATTATTGTGATTATTATATAAAATTTAGTGATTTATTTAATTGTTTCAATTATAATTTAAGGACTTTAATAAACTTAAATGATTACAGTGAATTAAAATTATATGAATTACATAGAGATGTAGAAGATTTAGCAAAATATTTTGAAATAAATTTTGGATTAGAAGTTAGGAGGGACTAAGGTAAAACTTAGTCTTTTTTAATATAAATTTATTTGACAAATATTAAGAAGTATGATATTATATTATTGAAATTAAATATTAGGAGAAAGTAAAATGAAAAATGAAACTATTAAAGAAATTTATGAGTATGAAAAGTTAAATGGATTAGGAAATGATATAAAAGATGAATTTCATTCAATGAGTGAACTATATTTTAACAGACTTGTGTTATTTTCTATTATATGTGAAACATATAAAGAAAACAGTTGAAAGTCTAAGTTACATAGTGATGGTACTATGTTTGATGATTTCTTTATTGTAGGTATAACTACACCACAAGGAGATTATGCTTATCATTATCAGATGAAATACTGGAATTTATTTGATGTTAGAGAATTAGAATATGCTCCTGAGTATGATGGACACCAATCTAATGATATTGGTAGATTATATAGTTTGATAAAATAATGAGAATGGAGATAATAATATATGACAAACAAAGAGATTAAAAAAGTTAAAGGTATTTTTAAAAAATTAGAGATACCTATTTATGTTGAAAATTTTTATGAAAAACCACCAAGTTTATTTGAAATGTGGAATATTAAAATAAATTTTAAAGATAATTTAGATTTACATATAATATTTGATTTTTCAGATAAAGGTAAATGTGAGTTTGATTTAATATTTAAAGGAGATTTAGTAAATACGAATAATAAAATAGGTTATGGAAAAAATTATTTTAGATTATTTAATAAAGTGTGTAAAAATAGTTATAAGTTTGAAATTATTAGGAATAAAAAATTAGATTATAATTTATGTAAAATTTATGATATTTTAGATATTAATTATGATACAATAAATAAGATGACTTTATTAGTTGAAATATTAATTAATAATTATATTATTAAAAAACATATAAACTATATGTATAACTATGATATAATTAAATATAATCAAAAAATTATAGATAAAAGGGTACAAAAATATGAAAAGAAAATAGAAGCAGGATTATATATTAATAATATATATTATAGTATAATGAAAGATAAAATTATAGATGATACCGAAAAATTATATTTACTTGAAAAATATTATAATAAATATGTTATAAAAAATATAAAATATTAGTATTGACAAAATAAGTAATATGTAGTATAATAATTATATACAAAATATGAAAGGCTAGGTATTTATTATGTTTAATGATTTCCTATTAAAATGTAAAATAAATTTCAGGAGATTAAAAGTAAATGTATTATTAAATATCCCACCTTAATTTCTAAGGTGTAGATAAAAAAATAAAATATTAAAAGGAGAAAATATGTTTAAAAAAATAATTTTAATTAGTTTGTTAAATATGTTTATGTTAGGGTTTTCTCATAGGAAACATAGTAAAAGGGTAGAAAAACCTATACCACAACTACAAATACCTAGATGTAAGAATATACAAATAAGGGAACAAGAGTGGGAACAATATCAAACAGAATTAAGATTGAAAGGTTATAAAATTTTAAGAGCTATTACAAGCGATACTACATTTAGTGTATTGGTTGAAGATAATAATGGAAACCGAAAGATAGAAGAAAAAGTATGGTGTAGCTTTGATTAATAAATTTTGGGGTTGAAATATACCCCTTTATATACAGATATTAGAAAAGAGGTATAAAAATGAAAGAAAAAACATTTGATTTGATGAGAATGTTAAAAGAGCAGGAAGAACTGGATAATAAATTTAAAGAAAAGAAAGGGGAACATAAAGAGTATTCAGTTGAAGATAATTTATTAGCGGTTTTAACTGAACTTGGGGAAACTTCACAGAGCGGTAAGAAGTTTTGGTGTTACTGGAAAAATAATATAGAATTTAATAAAAATGATTTTTTAGAAGAATTATCAGATTATTTACATTTTTTCCTATCTTTAATTAATAATATAGGAGATGTTAATGATATAATTACTTTTAATAAATCATTCACTCCTGAACAATTTAATATATTTTTGGAAGGTAAGAAAATAAATAAAACTATGTCTTTATTGAATTTATTTAAATTTAATTTTGATGAATATTTAATATATCCAATAGGTGTATGTTTTATAATGGAGAAATTTGTATATATTACAAATATATTGAATGAAATTAATAGTAGTTGGGAAGAGTTTTTAGAAATTCATTATAAGAAATATGAAAAAAATACAAATGAGAGAACAAAGGAAGAATATTAAGATGAGTAAGAAAATAAAATTTAAATATAAAGAAATAAAAGATTTAAATAAAGTTATAGTTTACATTGATTATATAGATAGAAAATTTTTTGATAAATCTTATAAAGAAAAATGGAAATATAATGGTGTAGAGTTTCTTGTAAGTACATATATTAATAGAAACAAAGGGTTTTTAGGTACAGATTATGTTAAAGGGAAGTTGTGTAATTTTAGATTTTATATAGGGTTAGAAGATAATTTTTTTGTTGTAAATGAAAAAGAAGTAAAAATATTTAAAAATTTAGAAAATAAAGTTTATAATGATGAAAATAAAATATTATCTGAGTATTTAAATAAAAGAGATAATGGGGATATAATATATTATCATATTAGACTTAATTATAAAAATTTAACTTTCTATATAGATAGCTATAAACTAGAATTTGATAATATTGATAAAGAGTTATTTAAAATTGGTAATATGTTTAGTTCTGAGAAAGAAGCTGAAAAATATGTAGACAAATTAAATTCTAATGAGATAACTTTAGAAAAATTTAAAGAAGATAGACAAGATTTTTTTAAATACTATATATTTGAGTAATGTTAATTAAGTTAAGGTAGAAATATCTTAACTTTTTATTTAAAATTAAAATTATATAAATAAGAAAAAATTAATTTTAATTTAATTGACAAATTGAAAATTATATGGTACCATTATTATATAAGATGAAAGGAGATAAGATATGTTTTATGATAGTACAAAAAATTATACAGATAAAGAACAGGCTTTTACACAGTTTATACTACCCATAATCTCAAGTTATTTCAGGGTGTTAGAAAAGATATATTATGACTTTGATAATGATATATTACATATTGAAGGAGATAATATGATAATAAAGTTTGAAAATGGTAAAGGTAATGTAAAAAAGAAAGGGGGGTTGAACGAGAATGATAAAAGGGTTTTAAAATTAATTAGAAGTTTAGTAACAAACTGGGAAAATTATATAATAAAAAATAGGAGGAATAAAAATGAGTAATGAATTAACAACAATGTCAATGTATGAAATGACAAGTAAAGGTAAAGAAATCTATGAATTATTTGTAAATGGAGAATTAGATGAAGAGACTTTAAAAGATAGTAGAGAGATGTTAGAAATTGAGTTACAAAGTAAATCTAATAATCTTGTAATATTGTATAATCTTTTTGAGAGATTTCTTAACAATAAGACTGGAAACTTAAATAGGGAAATTAAGAGGTTACAAGAATTAAAGAAAAATTATAATTCAAGATTTGAAAAGTTTAAAAATATGACAGCAGAATGTATGCAGGCATTAGGATATAAGACTGGTATAAAGAGTGGTATAATGACAAATATAGGGGTACTTGCATTGACAAAGAGTTCTAGGGAAGTGCCAGTTGATTTAGAGAAAGTAGATGAGAAATATAGAAAATATGAAATTAAATTAACTGTTGATAAAGATACATTAGATAAGATACAAGAATTAGTTGGAAATACTGAAATAAAAGTAAATCCAAAATTGAATAAAGATTTGTATTCTAAGGAAGTTGGTATACTGAAATATCATAACTACAGTATAAAAGTAAAACAAACACAAGAGGAGGAATTGTTAAATGAACAAAATACTTATATTAACGAATGATAAGGCTTTGGAAAAAGTACAAGGAAATGTAGATATTCATACAGTAAACTACATTGAATTTAAAAATTTTATAAAAATAATCAAAGAAAATAATACAGTATTTATAACATATGATAATTTTTTATCAGAATATATTAAAAGATGTTTAGATATAGACTATGATATTGAATATAGAAACTTAAATATCAAAAAAGGAGATATTATAATAGGTTGTCATAATGATAATGATACAACATATACTATATTTGTGAAGGAGTAAAATTATGGAAATAAAATTAGATAATAGATATTTGATAAAAACTGATAAATATAATTTCAAGGTGGGCTATTACATTGAAAGAGAGAGAAATGGTGAAGTGGAGAAAGTATTTGTAACAGATGGGTATTATTCAAACCTATCAGGAGCTATAAAAGGTTATATAAAGGGTGAAATACTTAGTATAGATAAAGATACTAATAAAGAGATATTTGAAGACCTGAAGAAGATATATCTGAGAGTAAAGGAGATATACCTGCTTATTGATGAGAGCAAGGATATACACATCTCTGAACTAAGAAGATGTATAAAGAACTTGGAGGATTAAACTATGAAAAGAAGAAAAAGATATTTACTAACATACCAGTCTAACTTATCTGACAGTAAGGATAGTGTTATACTGTTTGTAACACCGTTGGAGATGAGGGATATTATAAAAGACTATATTGAGTGTCAATACTCAATAGTGCATATATCAAATATTTAAGTGAGGAGATTATTTATGAAAAAATTATTTTTAAGTTTATTAATTGGATTAAACAGCTTTAGCGGATATTCTCTGATAAACTATAAAGGTAGAAATTATCTAGGGAAAGATGAAGGGAGCGGACTATACTACATAATAAGGGTAAATAAATACAGAAATTCATTAATTAATAAATATACGGAAAAATATAGAATAGTCAGGGGGTTAAGTAATGAGGAGATTGATGTTTTTAACTGCAGCCCTGTTTACAGTAAATGTAAGTAATGCGGAAATTATCAGACAGTATAACGGTAAAGTGGTTGATGGGGAATGCAGATTCCCCTTGAACAGAAGAAAAAAGATAGTTGACAAGGAATTATTGAACGTTAAACATACCCATACATTGTTAGATGTGAACGCTGATGATTATGAGTTTACAATGTTAGTTAAAGACCGAAATACAGGTAAAAAAGAAACAAAAACAGTAAGATTTTGTAGATTGGAGAAATAAGATATGGAAAAAGAAAAATTAATATTATCTGAAAATAATGATAAATTTTATCTATCAGTCCCTAGTGAAATTGAAATAGGGAAATATGACTGTAATGAACAATATATTAATGCTAAATATACAAAACTTTTTTCAGATAAAATGTTTGTAGTTACTAAAGATATTAATGAGTATTGTCTTTTTAATTTTGATGGCAAGGTTAATTTATTTTTATTTAATGGTTCTAAATATATAATACCTAAAGGGGCTTTTGAATTAGGTGTTACTGTATTTAGTAGATTAAGAAGTTGTTTAGAAAAATATAAAAACATATTTGAGATAGAATTTAGAGAATTTTATAGTGATAATAAGGATGATTTTGAAAATTATAAAGTGAATATTGACTATGAAATGATTAAATTAGAAAATCCTGTAAAAAATAAAGATTATTTATTCAGATTAAAAGATAATAATATACCTATGAGTTGGGTAGAGAGATCTTCTAATTTGATAAAGAAAAGGGAAAATTTAAACTCAAGGTATGGAAATATATCTTGTGAAAAAGTAAATTTAGTAGATTTTAATGGTAGAATACCTGAAAATATTGATTTTATAATTACACAGAGTTTTGCTAAAAGATTAGATGATTTATTTAAGTGTTGGAATAATGGGTATAAGAAAACAAAGAAAATGAAACTTGTTGACTTTTTGTATGAAAAATATTCAAACAGAATTTCTGTGAATGATAATTATTATACAATTAACTTAAATGATAAATTTTCATTATTAGTTGATGTGCAATATTTACAAATATTGGAAGTAAAAACAAATTATTATAATTTAAAGATTTCATATATAGATGAACTGAACAGAAATATAGTCAAAATTAGACAGAAGATAGATGAATTAAATAATTAGGTTACTGGAGCAGGTTAAACACCTGTTCCTTTTTAATTTAAAATTTTTTGTAAAAAGTTGTTGACAACAGAAAATTATTATGATATAATATGTTTGTAAATAAATAATAGATAGGAGGAAATATTATGAATAATGGAGTTGATATTATAAAATATCTTTATTCAGAAAATGGTGGGTTAAATATTACAACTTATTATAGAATAATAAATAATAGATTAAATACTGTTGTTTATTTCCCTGAAAGTAACTATGATGAATTGTTAAAATATTTATCAAAAAATAAATATACAATTGATGAATTTATTGATGATACGATGATATAAAAATAAAGGAGAGATGTATTATGTTTAATTATGAAGGTGTAATTTTAGTAAATGGAAATGAAAAAAGATTTAAGGAAGTAAGAGAAAGTAAGAAGTTAAAGAATAAAGTTAAAAAAGTAATTAAGAAAATAAAAATAAAAAGATAACACAGTAAAGGAGAAAATTAATGTTTAAAATCTTAAAACATAAAATAATCCATTCTTATAACTGGATTACAGGACAATACAGATTAAGTACATTTGAATTAGAATGTGGGAATAAGACAATATTATTTGCAATAAAAGGTGGTAAGTTATATGTAACACCTAAAGATTGGTATAATCTAAAACATTCAGAAGAAACAAGAAAATTATATAATGAATTTTTAAAAGAAGAGGCTAGAATTAGATTTGTCTAATTATAAATACTGGACTGAAGAAGAAGATAATATTGTCAAAGATTATTATAATAGGATAGGTAGAGGTGCTGAAAAAGAATTAAAAAAGATATTTCCTGATAAAACAGAAGCAACCTTAAGATGTAGAATTACAACAATGATAAAGAAAGGTTTACTAAAGAAGCATAAAAATGATATATACAGAAATGTAAAAAAAATATTTGAAAAAGAAAAAGAATTTATCATAGAACATATTGGTAAACTTACAATTAAACAGATGAGTGAAGCTACTGGAATATCTTATTCAGGTATACGAAAATTTATAGTAAAATATAAAGAAGAACATAAAGAAGAGTTTGAAGATGAAAAATATCTTAAATTTAAGGAAAAAATGAGATTAATGAAATATCAACCAGAAGATATGAATGGTTTGGAGGACTATGAGGTAGAATTTGTTTGTAATGATTTAGATATAACTGAAGAAGAATTTGATGATTTTAGATATAAATTTGGAAAAGGGAGTTATAAAAGAGGTAAAAAGAAAAAAAGTAGAAATAAAATATAAAAATTAATTAGGAGGTACGAATGTTATTTGATGTAGCAATAGATTTTAATGAGTATGATTTATATACTGTGGAACTGGAACAGAAATTAAATCAGAAGATGATGGATAACCAGTATGTATTTAAAGGTAGAATATCAACAGAAAGAGATATAATACTACAATATTACAGAATGTTTAGTATTGGTAATGTATTATATGAATATACTGTATCATTCACATATTACTCAAGAGATTTGCAGACATTCATACTTGAGAAAGTTGAATTAAGAAAAGATACAAGGGAAAGTGAAATTATAAATATTTCAAATAGAGAAGAAATAATGAAAATATTACCTAAAGATGAAAACTTGGAAAGTTTATATGAATTAGGAGAATTAGGAGGAAAATAATGAATAAAAGTTTTTATGGTGTAAAACAAGATGTATCTTATAGAATTAAATTATTAAGAACTAGGTTTGATAATAATTATAGATGGTCTTATGATGATAAAGAAGAAATTATAAAAATTATGTGGTACAATAATATGAATATTTTAGTAAAAATAGATTATAAAGATAGAATAGTTACATTTTATAGAGAAAATTTTCATTTTTCAGATGAAGTGAAGGATTATTTTAAAGATATATTTTCTGATAAATATATAAGTTATAATGTAGAAGAAGAAATAAAAGATACTGAATTTATAAAAATAAAAATATTTATAAATAATATAGAAGGTTTTAATAAATTTAAAAATAGATTTATAATATCAAAAACTTATAAAGGTCTTATTGGATTTAATTACAATGAAAGTAAAATAATAATTTATGATATTAATTCTTTAAGATACGAAAATTATTTATTGGTTAGAAAAGATGATTATGATAAAATCAAAGAAGTTTTTGAAGATATTAATAATAACGGTAGTTTAGTTATCTTTACGTTAAATAAATTAAAAAATATTTTTGGGGAAGATATTTATGTATTTGATAAAGATAATAAGATGTATTATTTTAAGTCAGAAAAGATTAATTTAATATATACAATAGAAACTAATAAATTTGATTTAAAATTTAATACTGATGAATATATAGATATAGATTTTTTATCAGATAAGTTAAGTAAATTAATTGAATTACAAAATGATGTTAATAATAAATAAAATGAATTAAAAGAAAATATATGTTGAAGGAGATAAAAAAAAATGAAAAAAGATGTATTAAAAGTTGAGTTTAAAGAAATATGGTATAATAAGTATGTTTGGAGAATAGCTTATCAAAATGAAGATATTTTACTCAGAAATAATTTTGAAGATGTAAAATTGAAGGTTCGTAGTTATCTTGCACCTGAATATGATAATGAGAAAGGTATACTATATATAAAGGGTTTATTTAAAGAAAGTGATGATACATTAAATATTTGCACAGTGGAAGAAAAAGAAGAAATAGAGAAAAAAGTAAAATTAATTAACCAAAAGTATGGTATTGAAAAAAGATGGAGAGCGGAAAAAGGAGATACTTATTATTCTATTGATTTGGTACGTTTTGAAACACCAGAGGTATTGGAATTTAATACTCCAAATGATGATAAACGATATAATAATTATAACTATTTTAAAACTGAAAAACAGGCAAAAGAAGGTTTAAAAATTTTAAAACAGGTATTAGTAGAATACAAGGAAACACTTGAAAAGGCTGAAGATATAATTAATTCAATTACAGAATATTCT